ATGAAGACACAGACAGAAAAATTACCCTACAAAGAAGCATTGTTAAATGACCGACAAGGTAAACTAACCAGCCGGTGGTATATCCAGTTCTGGGTTTGGAGCGATGTCGAGAAAAAGACAATTCGCCGTTGGGACTATGCCATTAATAAAGAGATTGGAAAAGACGAAGCGGACACGATCCGCATCCGCAGGGCTTATGCAAAAGCAAGGATTAAGGCGATCAATCAGTTGCTTGAGGAAGGATATCACATCAGCGATAAAGTTGAAGGAAAATCAATTGATTTGACTCTCCGGAAAGGGATGGAATATGCGCTTAAGATATCTGGGTTAAAGGCTGGCTCTTACAATTCGTATTCATCGTGTATGAATATCTTCCTTGAATGGGCAAAAACAAACGGTCTGGATTCAATTAACCTGGACAAATTTTCCCGTAAAGATGCCTATCAGTATATTGACTGGAGAATAAGCTCCGGGATAAAAGGTAGTACTATTAATAATGATGTAAGTTATATCAAGCGGCTCTGGAGCATTCTTAAAAAGCGGGAGATAATTGTAAAAAATCCATTTTCAGAACTCGAAAAACAAAAGGAAGAGCGAAGCCTTCGAAATCTAGCGTATACTGATTCTGAAATTGAATTATTAAAAAATGAAATATCTGTGTCAGATCCTGAGCTTTGGAGTTTTATTCAGATCATTTATAATTCGTTCATGCGTCCGAATGAAATCAGGCAATTAAAAGTATCTGATATCAGGCTTTCTGATCGAATGATTTATATCGATGCTTCGATATCGAAAAATAATAAAAGCGAATTTGTAACCATCCCAGATTCATTGATCGATTCAATAATTAACCTGGTTCAATTTAAAAATTCAGGTGACTGGCTTTTCCCTGGCAAAAGAACATGCATTTCGAAAAACAGGATGAACGACCGGCACCGGCCATTTTTGCAGAAACACAATTTTTCTGAAGATCACACTTTATATAGTTGGAAGCATACCGGGGTTGTCAGGGCATATAAAGCCGGGGTTGATCTGAAACGGATACAGCTCCAGTGTAGGCATCATTCAATTGCACAAACTGATACTTATCTGAAGAGCATGGGTTTGTACGAAAACTTAGAGATCAAGTTAAAAATGCCTCCGCTTTAAAACAAAAACCCCCGGACAACTCGTGACCGGGGGGAACCAATAAATCTATTAACCTAACTAACCTAAACCGAAGTGTCAGCCCTGATCCTAACCGGGTGTACTGACACAATATTTCGTTGTATGAAGTTCTGACTTTGACGCATCGAGTATCTGCACAATCGTAAGTCAGTTTTACAATACTGGGTAAAATTGAGCTTTGTCACTTTTTGATTAATTAGATTAGTAGGCTGAGCAACAAGATTCAATACCTGTACTTCAACACCACCTCCTTTCCTGCAAACCAGTGGCGATTGAGTATTTACATTGCCGATCTGGCTGAAGATGTAGTTATCCTGAACCATTGCTGAAGCGGGAGCTACAAATTGATGATCGACTACAAAACAAACCTGATCGGAGTTTGCAGCCCGTGCCTGTTCGCCAGGCGGCCACACAACCAACATCCCGATCGCAAAAATGCAAAGTGCAATGAATCGTTTCATGAGATGAAATTTTAATGATTAATAAATTGAAAATCAAATTTTCTAAATATTTTATACAGGAGAAAGGACAGGTTCGACAGGCTCACCTAACGATGCCATCATCCTGCGTCCGCCTCGGGCCAGCACCACCGGCAACCGTTATAACCATTGTTTTTAATCAGTTTCAGCGCCTTTCGTTTGGTGATGTGTTCGCTGGTTTTGCCCGAAATGTGGTTCAGGTGACAGTTGCGGTGCTTTTCGGTAACGCGGTGGATCTCTTTGCTGCGGTGGTTAACCAGGTAACCAAACCCGAAAATGATCAGTAAAAATTCTTTAAGGCTGATTTCTGTTTCCATAATGGTTTATTTTTTTATAAAGTTTATTTGGGTAAAAGTCCCCTCGCCACAATCGTTGAAAAGCCGGTATTTTTCGGGGCGGATGGTCCAGAATAAGAATCTTTTCTTTTTCGTTACCACTAATTGATGTGAATTGGTTGCGGTCTTTTCAGTGATTTCGAGTTTGCTGTTTTGGTCGTTTGACAAAATTTGTCCTTTCATGCCCCAGCAACCGTTGTTTGTTGAAACCGGAATCTTAAAGCTTTTATCTGGCTGCTGAATTGCCGGTAAATAAACTATCTTTTCAATAACCGTATCCTTATAAACCGTATTAATAACGGTTGCACCCCTGACCGTTTTGGGCTTGATTTTGACAGCCGCGAACAAGGAGTCAAGTTTAGCCTTATCCCTGGTCTGCATCTGCTGGTATTCGCCCAGCGTGACGTTTAATACAGCGTTGGTTTGGGTAACCTGCATAAAGTTCTCTTCTATCCGGTTCCGGTCGTGTTTCAGGTAGTCGTTCTGGTTGAAAAGATAAGCTACAATTGCAAATAGTAACACTACTGCAACTGCCAACAACTTGATTAAATTGCCTTTAATCCAAAAGAGGGCAGCTTTTAGGAGTTTCATTCTGTGGTGGTTTTAGTTGATGTGCTTTCTGTTTCTATTGTTGATTTTATTCCGGCTTTTGTTTCGGCAAACTTTTGCAATGCCTTGGGCGCAAATACGGCTAATCCAAAAAATCCGAAAATAGTCCAGTTGATTACCTCCAACTGGTTCAGGAGTGTAATAAATGTTTGTTGCGATATAGCGGGTTCGGGCGTAATGCTTACCATTTTAGAAAGTACGTAAAAATGGTACTCGTAAGAGGCGCAAAAATAAATGGTTGTTAATACCCAAAACGCGAACGCCCACGATCCTGATTTTCGGGTCCAACTGTCGGCAATCATACCGTTTGGTTGTAGTTCCTGATAGGTTCCAATGTCTGACTTTTTCATATTTTTATAATTTAGCTAATGCATGCGAAACGGCCCACCAGATGGCTTCTTCTTTCAGGTAAAATAAATGGACGGCCTTCATCCACCCTTTCTTTTTTTCCCTTTTCTCTTTTCTATTTGTGGTTTTCATGGCCGTACAATTAAAAGTTCGTTTCCGGTACAGAACCTGACATCGCTATGCACCCAGCTTACGCCGTCTTCGATGCAGGTGATACCCAATTCGTGCCAGTGTTCCTGGATATATTTCCGGACTTCTTCGGCTGGCACCGAAAATAGTTTGTCGGAAGCGCGGCCAAACGAATGCTGACTGGTTGGTGAGTAATCGGGGCTTTCTGGTGTGCGCAATCCCGACCAGTTGCGCTGACCACCGTTCCACCAGTTGTTGATCGTAACAGAACCGAACACCTCGCGTAGTTTCTGATCAGCTTCAATTAATCGGTTATCCAACAACCCGATTAAAATGTGCGGTTTATCCTGATATTTCAGGTACAAGTCTTTTGGAATATATTCGTCCAAATACAGCTTAGCAGTAAGGTTGATGCGTTGCATGGTTTTAAAGTTTTATTTACTTCGTTCTTGCTCATTATAATCGGGTAAATTATCCCAATTCCTTAATAAATTTATGTCGTCACAAGGATGCATCCCGTCTTTACTTTTTAGTTTTTTGCCTATCAGTCGCTCTATTGTACCCCTTTTAAGCTTTTTGATTTCCCAATAACACGCTGGCGCATTTTTATAGGTAAATTTTAACGCTAGTTCATCGTGGTGTGTTGCTCCAACAAATAAATCTGCCATTACTCTACCAGTTTAATCCTGTATGTAAGACTGATGGTCTCGTACTTATAGTAATCGAGGTTGCCCAACATCCAATGTTCGTAAAAATCTTTTACCGTTGCGCGGCGCTGGCGTACTAAACAGATTTTCGGACGCAAAAAAAACACGCGGTTAGGAACTGTGATCGTGTAGGGCTGTATCCGGGTGTTCAGCGAGTTTTCCTTGTAATCTTTACACTTACAAAAATACCAGATGGTGTCAATGGGTTCGTTCCAGAAGTAATACCGGTCGCCCGCATGGTAGGTTGTGCCGTTCGTGGTGGTAAAGTCGGTCTTTATCTCGGTTACATGCTCGAAACCGCGGCTTCCGGGCTGCTGAATGGTATCAGGTACCATGGTGCGGCAATAGGCCGAGTATAAGAGCCATTGCGCCTGGTCGGCCTTGCGTACCCGTGTGGGTATTTGAGCGGTAACCGCACTAAAAAACAAAAACGCGATGAGTAATAAGAGTAGGTTTTTCATATCGTTACGATTTTAGGTTATATCAGCGCCGGTTTCTTTCTCAATTTTCTTTTTAAAAATGTTTTCAAGCCCCTGAAACCCTTGCCATTTGGTTATTTTGTATCCATTTTTTCCGATACTGAAAATTAGTACTCCGGCGATGAACCAGCCTATCAGGTTGTAAGTTTGCAGAAATGACTGGTTGAAAACATCGTCCCACATATAGGCCATCATGATTAACAGGATCGATATCAACATCCGCGGCATGGTCGTTCGCCAGACTATGCGGGTACTGAACTTTTCGCCGCGCAATTTGCGGGCCGCCCAATAGCCCATCAATACATCGAGAAAAAAAAGTAGTACTATAAAATTGACCATATCCTTGATTGGCAGAAAATAGCCGATGATTGTTCCCAATATTCCGCAGAGAAGTTCCCAGATGCCTTTTACAAGATTTGGGAAGGTTAAGTATTCGTCCATAGCGTTTTGATTTCAAAGATGGGGCGAAAGCGTATTTAACGAAAGGACAACTTATGAGTTGATAACCGCCCATTTAATCCACACTGTCTCGCTGGCTTCGCCTTCAACTACGCATTTATACATAAACCCTTCGTAATAGCTTTCCTCGCCCAGGATTCCGGCATCTATTCCGGTTATTTTTTCGCCTTCTCCAAACTGTGCCGATTCTCCAGGTTCGCCCTGATCACCAGGATCGCCTTTCAGCTCGTCGCGCTGGTCTTGCGTAAAATCCTGCCACAGGAAGGGGTTTCCCTGTTCGCCCTGATCTCCGGTTGCACCCGGTTCACCCTGGTTGCCCTGTTCTCCCTTATCACCCTTATCGCCTTTCAGCGAAGCGAACCATTCTTCTTTAGTACCTTCAAAACCTCCATTCACCATCGCGTCCATATACGCCGAAAGACCCGCAACCGCCTGATTGACCTCAATAGTTACATTTTCGACCTGCTCATTAACTTCGAGGTTAACTGCAACCGGAAACTCGTTGATAATGATCTGAACTACGTCCATTATATCGAGGTTATTACGGGTTTAATGGTCCATTTTCCGCCGATGTATGTTTTGTTCCGCCCATCAATGAAAATAATTTTCAAGTCCCACTGATACGTTCCAGGTGCAAGTTTCACCAGTTGCTGCGGCACTGTAATGGTCCAGGGTTGGTTGATAACAAGCGTTCCGTCGCTGGTCTTGAATTCTTTCAGTACCGGCGACCCTACCGATGCGCGTACCTGTATTTTTACCGCGGCATAGGCCAGGCTGTACGCATCTTCGTTGGGCAGGATAAACTCAACGCCTTCGAAGGTGTTGTTCGAGTTATGGTCAGCTAAATTGTAGTTTTGCATGTGCGTTGCGTATTTCGGGTTACGGGTTACGGGTTACGGGTTACGGGTTACGGGTTGCCTTCGGAACTGTTTACTGAATCGAAGATAGGGAAGACGGGAAAAGGGAGAAAGGACAGAAAATTTAAGCCCGAAGGGTTGTAATGATTATAGAAAAACGATCGAATAAGCCGGGTTAAACCCCGAAGGGGTGGTATAATCCGGGCATGCCTTCGGCATTATTATCCCGTTCGCTCAGTGCGACAAATTTTCCTCCGTTTGGAGGGGTTAGGGGAGGCTCTAATACAACCACAATTTAGTAAAGAACGCGCTTACGTTCAGGTAGCTCCACAGTGCTTCGGGGATTTGTAGTTCGGCATTGTATTTGGCTATTTTGGTATAGCCCGAACTATCGCGCACGCTGATGTAGGCGTATTTGGTGGCATCGAAACAAGCTCCACCTGCATTTTTGATTCCGGCAGGGGTGATATGGGTACTGGCCGTGTTGACATCTTTAATAAAAATACAGGCATTATCGTCGGCGTTAATAAATAGAATATTGTCGCCCAGCAGGGGTTGCAAGGTCCTTTCTTTTTGGTATGGCGACCCGACAAGCCCGGTGCGGTAATATTGCGCCGTATTCGTTTTTTCGCAATACAGTCCGTCTTCATTCACTTCGGCGACGTAAAGATGCGTGGCCGTTTCGGCAATCGCAATAAATTCGGCAGCTATATCGGCTACCTGGCTCCACATCGTCGAAAGGCTGGCCGTGCGGAATACTTCTCCATCGCGGGTAACGGCATGGTAATAGCCACCATAATATATAAAACCGCGCAGGTGGCCGGTTCCATGATCGAACGAGGCGGTTTGCACGGCTTCGCTGCTGACATAATCGGCCCAGACAGCATGATAAGGCTGCGCCCATGCCGCCGATCCGTTTCCGTAGCCGATCAGCAGTGTTTTGGTTGTTCCGTTGTCAACCAGGCTCACGCCGGTTACATTCATTACCCCAAAAACTGAGATCGTTTTGTACCGGATATTGTCCATATCGCTCAGGTCGCAAACGTGCAACTGGCCGCTGTTACCGCCAACAAAGAGTAATTTGTCGTCAGGAGAATAAGCTACACAGGTAAATTCCGCGTAATCGGCATCCGAAAGATTTCCGAATACCGGCATCGGGCGGGTCAAACCCGCGGCATCGACCAAAATAGGCGCACCGTATTCGGTTACCCCAACAAACATGGGGACGAATAGCGCTCCACCGGCATGTTCGCCGCCGCCTTCGACAATATCAGGGGCCGCAACAAACACATTATCTTCGTTCTTGAAAACCGTTAACGTGGCATCAACAAACTCTGAATTTCCGGCCTCGACCTGCATTTCTTTGATGAAAAACGAACCGTCGTGGTCGAGGTAAGGTTTATATATTTCGTTCAGTACCTTGTAAAAAATATTGCCCGGAAACCTGAAATTAGCTTCAACCGGCAGGGCATTCGCATAAAAGGCAGCCGTGCGGCGGTAACGTCTCGGAACGATGCTTTTCCAGTCGATGGTTAGCCCACTGGGGGTAGTTACCCCACCTGTATTGTTGCCGTTATAAAACAATAATCGCGGGGAAAAATTTTCCGTGAATTGTGAGAACTGGATGTTATTTCCTTTCTGGTAGCCAATGGGATAGCCACTTGTATGCATCCGGAGGGTTGAAAATTTGGTCTGAATTTCTTCCGTATCATCACCTGAAGGATTGTATTTATAATCCTGAAGGTCGATGGATATCGGCGCCCACATCAATGCCTCTATCGAATTTCCATCTTCATCATCCGTAGTCTCCTGACGGTATTCGTAGTACATTTTTTCGGAAGTTACCAGGCGGATTTCACTAATAGCGGGTTCGGCAATGGCAACCAAATCGGCATATACAGTTACCGGGTCCTGAATATCAGCTTCACGGGAGCTGATATCCGTAAAGTTTTCGTTGAATTCCTGATCGTCAGGATCGTGATCGAATTTGAATTTTAGGATCAGGTTTTGACGTTTACCGGGCAACCAACGGCTTATCCGGTATTTCGAAAGGTTGAACGACTGCATATCGAACAGGCTTTCCCGGTCAATGTTATCCACGTCGTTGATTCCGGAGAAGTGGAAAAACGTATTGGTCAGGTTTTGTACCGACAACAGCAGCTCGTTAAGTTCCAATTTGGGCAATAACTTTTTCAGCATAAACTGATCGGTTAACCAAAGCTGCGACTGGATCATTAATCCGGGAATGGTGCCAACGTTGCCGGTTACCAAAGCGTGATAATCAATTTTTGTTATTGATGCAAGGATACTGGGTCCATACGCCCGGCAAATGGATGTGTTGTGATATAGGCACAGGGTTTTAAGATCGTCGTTATCCTGAATAAAATAATTACGCATGAAAAATTGATTATCGCGCAGCAACAATTCAATCAGTTTGTGAAGGAACGGGAACGGGCTTACTACTACCACTCCATTCACACCGGCAGCCGTTAATACTCCTCCTGTTACAGTATAGTTGACCTCGAACCCGACCGTATCTTCAAATTTGCGGGTTAATATTTCGCGTTCGGTGGCATTTCCATCCAGATCGGTATAAGGTTCGCGTTTTCCTTTATCTACCCAAAAACCTGCATTGTTCAGCCTGATGGTGCAATACAGGTCGGTATCAGGATCGTAATCGGGTTTATTCTCGAATGTGAGTTCACCCAGCAAATTGTGGTCGCCAATAAGTTTCTCGCGCTGGCTATCGCTAAGTGACCGCAGTTCGCTCTGGATGTACCCGGCGTAACCTTTTTCGGATGCGTTAGTGATGACCAGTGTGCCGTAAATATATAAGTAACCTCTCCAGCGCAATTCGGCCCCTGGAAATTTGCGGTCGTTGCTTTTGGCTATTTTGGCAAAGCGACCCGGAAAACCAAGATAGTTACGGTTCACATCATTATCGGGTATCGACACATCGAGCGCCAACGGTCCAGGGATCTCGTTAAAACACCAGCACGGGTTTTTATAGAGCAACGGAACCCCGAAACCGGGATCAAGGATTAACTGGCGCGAGTTGATGGTTAATGTGAACATCTTGCAAAATTTTAATGTTTAACTTACCGTCCATCCTTTAGCTTCTGCAATAGCTTTATTACAAGTAGCATACCCGGGGTTATTTGTCACATTTATGGTTTTTCCGGTTACTGTAGGCAGGGCGGTGAAAATTCTATCTATTTCTGTGGCATCTAAATTATTTTGATCTATTCTCAATTGTGGAGAAGTTCCACTTGAGAAAGTTGAATTAGCCCAATCTATTTCGCAAGACGTTAGCAGTTTGCTTCCTACTTGAGAAAAAACTCCAAATATTGAGGCGCGTAATGTTGGTTGATTAAATGAAGTTAATAAATGATTAACTAATAGTCCGCCGGCATTTACTTGAGTGGACGGGAATGTACAAGTGCTTATATAATTTACTTTAGGAGATACACTAGCAAATGAGGACATATCTGATATAACTGGCAAAGATAATGGTAGATTTATTGTTGTAAGCTCTGGACAATTAGCGCAACTAGACCCCATAGCAGTAAGAAGATTCATTGAGGTGGGTAATGTAATTGTTACCAAGGCATTACAATTTTGAAACCCTTGAACTATATTAGTACATTTATTCATTGAGGTGGGTAATGTAACTGAAACCAGAGCCTTGCAATTATAGCACATAGCATAGGCTGTCAATACCTCGTTCATCGTTGCCGGAAGTGATAGTGTCGCCAATTCATAGCAATACTGACACATTTGATACATTGTTGTAACAAGTGTTTGAGCGGCAGTTATTACAATGGATGGCAAAACAGAACAATAAGAAAATGTTTGATACAGCGAAGTATTTTTTGGCATTGATGCTGGCAAGGTGACAGACATTAATGAATAATTATTGACATGCGTTCCGTTTAATGTTGTCAACTCAGGTAAAGACGAAGGGTATGCCATTGACTTCAGCGCATTGCAGTATTGAAATGTGGTTTCCAATGAAGTGAGTAAGTCCATTGAAGTTGGAAGTGTGACAGAAGCCAATAATACACAATTATAAAAAGCTGCTCTGAGGTTAGTCAAGGAATTTTGTGTTGCAGGGAATGCAACACTTTTAAGTTTAACGCAGCTACTAAACGATGAATCCATATTGGCAAGCAAAGGCATTGAACTTGGAAGTGTAACAGAAGAGAGCAAAGAACAGTTCGAATGAGCCGAATCGAGCCTTGTTAATGCAGGCATTGAGGCTGGATAAACCAATTTCTCCAGAACTGAACAACCTCCAAAAATACCATTACAGATACTTAACAACGTAATACTTGAAGGCCAGGTGATTCTTTTGAATGATGTGCAGTTGCTTAACATTGCCGCCATTGTTGTAACTGCATTCATAGACGAAGGTAAAATCAAATCAACCAACGAGGAACAGCCAGAACACATGGATGCCATAGAAGTACATGAATCCATTGCTGTGAGAAATTCAAGTATTCTAAGTACATTAATGTTGTTGAATGCTGAAGCCAGCGATGTCATATTTGGAGCATTGAACTTTGCACTTAATATTCTCCAGTTTGAAACTTGATTACCACTGATATACCCGACTGCAAATGTAAGCAGGTTTAATGCGGCTGTTGGTTTAATGCTTACTTTAAAAGTTGTGTATCCATTAGCTGCATATCCGGCTCCTTCAGTAAACCGGTAGTTGTATGCTACTCCGTTGTTTTTAACCTGAGTGTCAAGCAAAGCATCGCCAGCGCCATAAACCTTAACAGTATAAGTTCCGGCAGATTGAATCGTACATGTAAAAGCTATTCTGCGGTCGCCTTCATCAGAACACAGAAGTTGAATCTCGTTAGTAACAGGATCTAGCGCTGGCCATTCAGGTTCAGGTACAAAAAAATCTGGCACATAATCATTTACAGGGCAAAAAACCGCCGGGTCTGGCGAACCGCCGGTCATCGGTAATCTGAAACTTCCTATCTTGCTCATGGCATGGCCTCCGTTATATTAATGGTTACTCCTATATTTCCGGTGGGTGCATTGGTTGAATACAATTTCACACTTCCGGCGCTCGAAACGGTTTTCGGCAAAATATCTGCGGCTTTTACAATGGAAATATCAGCATTATCAGGGATCACATCTACTATTGAATTGGCGGTAATATTTGCATTGGCAAGGTCGTACTCGTATAATCCGGAAACCAACGACCATGATCCGGATGAAAGAGTTATACTGCCTACCTCTATGGGCTGTACTCCCGGAGCGCCATCATCCCCGGGAGGACCAACTAACGATGAAAGTGCAACCAAGTTAATCCAGTCCGGATCGCCAACATACCTCCATACAATATAACCTCCAGAAGTACTTAATTCAACTTCACGGCCATCGGCAATCGTTATAGAATTTGCGGTTATAGCAGTTATCCGGCCTTTGGCATCAACGGTAAGCGTGAGCGTATGCGTGGCATCGCCAAACGAGCCTGCTGTAATGATGTTTTTCAGGACTGAAGGTATCGGCGTTCCTGTTTTTCCTAAAGCAATTACATCGCCGGTAAGTTGTACGGTATCAAAAAAAACAGCAGGGGCCACCCCGGTTTGCAGCTTAATAAGGTCGAGATAAAAACCTGCGTGGGCAGTAGTTCCCTGAACCCTGCTCCATCTGATTCTTATACTATCAAAAGTGGTATCAGTAAAAGTAAAATCATCTAACATTATTACCGATCCCTGCCAATTTGTAGTATCAGCTATTGCCCAGGTAATTGCAACTTCTTGTGATATAGCTACTCCTGCTAACTGAAACCGAATGTAAACTGCATTTTTTGTTGATGCAACAGCTTTTAGTTTTAAAAAAAGCGATAAAGTTGCGTAGTCAGCAACAGTTAAGGGAACACTATTGGTAAATGTGATCGTATTATTATTTGCAATTGTTCCTGCATCGGCACATTTAGCTCCATGAAAAGGTAAGGTAGTTGAATTAAAATTAACGGTTACACCTGATGTTGAAGGTGTCCATTCAATGTTCTCGTCGTAAATCACTTCGTCAGTGATGCCTTCGGGCTCGGTGGCATTGGCCAGTAATAAAACGCTGGTGAGTTCAATCTGGGTGGCCGGATTAACCGAAGGTTTCTGCGGATTGGCTGAAGGTTCGCCGGTGATCACTTCCACTTCGCCGGTGTTGTTAACCACAATTACATCAATACGCGAATAGGTTGGATCAGCATCAGCCAATGTGATGATGCTGGATGGTGAAGTAAATACCTCTCCACCGATGGCATAAACCGTTTGGCTAACGGCATAACTTAAACCATACAGCCAGACAACCGTTCCCCCGGAAATAAGCCCGTCCTGTATCAAGGCTTCAGCAGGACTTTTACGATAAAGTGCCCGGATGATCTCCGACAATTGCATATAGGTAACCGGATTGCTCTTGCTTACCGCGCGTATTGTTTTCAAAAGTTGCTGAATGGCATCCATTAATTTATTGACTATTTAATTATTTACTATTTACTATTAAAAAAAACCTTATTTTCATTTTTTAACCTACTATATAACAAATCGCAATGATCAGTAAATCAAATAATTGCAAACGGTCTATTTTACATGGCATTATTGAACGTGCAGATTCAAGTTATCTGTATTGAAGTTCGATTCATAAATCGGGAGAACTTAGTAGAAAAATCGACCCTATTTGATTTCAACCTTATTACCTTAATCAATTAGGCTTCGGCGTGAGCTCAGTCGAACGGTAATAAGGTTGGTTTTTCATTTATCTCCTCTTTCTACTAAGGTTAAACCCCAGCCTTCGGTTAAAAATGATTATTACGGTGTGCCTCGGTAAATACAAGCTCCAGTTCGTCGTTGATTATCAGGTCGCGCATGGTGTCGGTCAGTTCGAACTCTCCGTTTTCGAGGGTTACCGGTATGGTTTTGCCGTTCCAAACGAGCCAGATAAACCGGGAATAAATCAGGTCCTGAAGGGCTTCCATTTCGGCCACATTCAGCCGGTTGCCCGGAAAGATGGACCATTTACGCGCCGCTGTTTTGCTGGTTACAACCGTTGAGCGGTCGCGCGTGGTTGCCGTGCGGTCGAGGATTTGCAGCCCTGTTTCGCCTTCCACATTAATACCCATCTTAATGGCGCCGGTCAGCCAGCAATCGTCAATACCGGCCAGCGAATTGGCAAAAAACAGGAAGGTGTTGTTTTCGTAATATGTATGATCGAAGATGAAGGTACGGGCTTCGCCTACCTGTGTGCCATCGTCAAACTGGTAAACTTTCATCTGTTTGGCATCGGTGGGGATTTCGAGTTTTACAGGATCGAGTATGAATTCATACAAACCATCCGGATCCAGCGTGATGATTTCGGTGATTACCACTACCTGGTCGTCGGCGTCGGTGTATTCAATTTTGATGACGCGGGTAACCTGTTCGGTTTCGGGCAGCAAATACCATAACCGCACGGGCTGATTGTACGATATGCGCTGGAAGTCGGGGCGGTGGGTCAGGAACTTATTGCCCTGGATAAAATCCTGAAAGAAGTTGGTGGCGGCTTCGTTATATTCCGATTGGCGCTGCTGGCTCATCCCTCCTTTCAGGATGCGGATGGCCACGGCTTCTTCAACAGCTTGCCAGGCTTCAATTTTTTGCATGTATGTTAAACTCTCCAGATCATTATCAATGTAGCTGGCGCCTGCCAGAATATCAATATCGAAAGCCCGGAGCGGATGTTTCACCGCAATGGATTCGCCGTATGGATGGGTGAAATTGAAATCGGTTGGCGCATCAAGGTATTCCGAAAAATCGAAGGTTGCCATCCCTTGACCTTCGAGAGGAGTAGGCAACGGGAGCCAGGGACGCGAGTCAATGAACGGGCCACCGGCCACTGCCCCGTCGCTACTGGTAGCCTTAAGCAATGCGCGTGGCGATTCGCCAACGATGGCGTCGTTTATGACTTCTATTTCAACTTTATTGCCTGAGAGTTGAACAGGTCCGCCGTATATGGAGTGATTGACTGCCATGAGAAAATATTTACTATTTATTCATTTACTATTTACGAATATAGCGTAGGGTGCGGGGTCGAGAAAGGACAGAATATTTACGATTTATTTATTTACCATTTACTATTATAACCCCAATCGCTCCGATCAGGGCTCCAAATCGTAAATAGTAAATCGTCTAATTGTAAATGGCTGTTACTTTTTAAACCCTCTCATTCCAGTTTGATTAATCAGGTCGGAAACTTCGTCCAACTGCTTTTTAAATGGCACGATCGGGAATTGAACGCCGTTTTTAACCAGAAGGGCAACCGCGCGTGACATGTTATTGAGAGCGGCGGTGAGCTCGGGGTCACGGGTAGCATATGCCGATGGAGATATTGGAGTAGTAGGGCTTCCAGTTGGTATAATTTCGCTTGCAAAACCTCCGCTTTGTCTTCCATTTGGCAACGAACCCGTTGCAGCCAGTACAGTAGGTAAATTAAGCTGTGCAATGGTGCCGTTTTTTTGTGCCAGGTTAATAATATCAAGAATTGGTTTTACCGTTGGATTTCGCACTGCCGGGGCTGAAGCGATAAATTCTTTTTTATGGTACACACCATCAACCTCATTTTCGGCGCCATCAAAATTGGCATAACCACCAGACTGTTTGCCATTCACAAAATTGCCAACAGTTTGTGCAACGATAAGACCAGTCTGTAACCCTGCAAATACATTATTTGCGCCAATTGGGGCAGCTGCCCAAGCCGCGGCCGCAGCAGGAGCCGCTGGGCCAAGTGCGGCAAATTCAACAAGTGCAGTGCCGTAAATGGCTGCATTTGTTGCCGCTGTTTTTACCCAAATATCAGCAATGGCCAGAGCCTGAGAAAACAAAAACAAAGCTTTACCTAATGCCGATTCCTGTCCAAATATGTTTCCAAGCGCTGCCACATATGACTGACCAATTTCTATTTTTCTTGAAACCATACCAAAATAGGCTTCGGTCTCATTCTTTTTTAATTCATCAATACGGTTATTATACCGTTCTTCAGCAGCTATTAACTGTTGCTGATTATCGCCTGCCAGTTTTTTCTCATATTCGTACTGTTGTTCGAGCAGCGATTTCCGGTTGTCGAAATATTGCTGTAATGTGTCAATGCTTACAAATGGAATAGAAGTATCGTTCTGAGATACCGAATTGAATTTATCGGCAATTTTTTGTTTTTTTCTTATTTCATCTGCCTTATCCAGATCCGCCATCTTCTTCAGATGCGCCTTCTGTTTCTCCTCAATAGTCAAGTTAATCGTATCATTCAGCGCTGCTTCTTTAGCGTTAAGATCCTCTTTTTTGTTTAACTGCTTCCAAAGTCCATCTAACTCTTCCGTCCACCGTTGTTCCTCCAGCGCTTTTTCTTTTTCAATGCCATCCTTCAAATTTTCAATACCTGCAGAAGCTAATTCGTTTTGGGCTTTCAGAAGTAATTCATTTACGGTTTTCCCTTGTAATTCGTCAAGGTCGGATATTGCTTGCCGTTGATTTTTTGCATTTTCAGCAACCATCGCACGCTCCATGTCAGTAATGATTTGGTTTTTCATTTGCTTTTTCATTAGCATCTTTTCATCCATCATTACAGCCATTCCATAACTATCTTTCTTTATTTTCAAAATAGCTTCTTGAAGTTCTAATTCTGTTTGCCCTGTTATTTTTGCATTTTCTTTTGCCGCGTTGATTTGAGCATCCATAACAATTTTCATGCTCTCTCCCATTTCATCAAAGGAAAGTGAATCTTTAATATTGGCTATAAGTGTAGTAATATCTCGTGCCTGAGTTTCTAAGTCAGCCATTTGTTTTTCATCAGCAATTTTGAAAGTCCCTTCATCACCTTTTACGATTAATTTTTCCCGCTCTTTCCCTATGTCTTGTAATTTTTTTTCAAGTTGAGCTAAATACGATAGTTCTTTATCATCTGCCTTTTCGCCTTTTGAGGTACCCAGTTCATTAAGGGCGTTTATTTCCTTCTGTATGGCTTCTACCTTTTGATTGCGGGCGGCAACTTCGGCGGGAGTAGTGGCGATCATTTCTTTGGCATCGGCCAATTCTTTTTCTTTTAGCTTGATTAAATCCTGGGCTGGTTTATCTTCGCCATTTACGGGTTTTGATCCTGGAGTAATACTACCAGCGATATTACTCCCGCTATCCATCTGTTCAGTAAGCTTCTTTTTAGTCAACATCAAAGCTTTTGTCTTTTCATTGATGTTGGAAAGGGCCGTATTTACCGACTTTCCGGCATAAACGGCTGCATTTCCGGCAGAAGTGGCCATGTTCCAGGTATCTTGCCAGAATGATGTTTCAGCGCCTTTCCCATTTTGTAGATCAATCAACTCTTTTTCGATGTCAACCAATTTCTGAAATCCTGCCTGTGCTTTGGCTTTCTTTTTAATTGACTCGATGTATTTTTTAGTCGCATCATCTGCCTCCTTAGTCTTAATCGTTTCAAGTGTCAGATTTCCATAATATTCAGGCGATATTTCGTTGAGATCCTTGATTGCTTTTAACCTGGTTTCTTTTGATAATTTTTCATTCTTGGCAATTTTAAGCAATTGTTCAACCTTTACTTTTTCTTCAACCATTGCTTTTTGTGCCTCAATGTTTACCTCGTTGACTGCTTTTTGTGCCTGCTGAGCAGCTGTAAGCCCACGCGAATACATGGCCAGTGCAACAACTGCAGCAGCAAGTATTCCAACCAGCAACCCGATTGGATTCATTTTTGTTTCGATATTGAAAAGGCGCATGGCGGCTGTAGCCCTGGTCGTATTTCCGGTCATCAGCGCCTGAGCTGCTGCGGATAATAATAGCGCTCCGCGTTCAACTCCATGCCAAAATACTTTCAGCTTTGTAAGTGCAAGTCCAATGCCTTTTTCGGCATTGCTACGGGTTTGCCACAACGTGGCCAGTTTTATAGCAACGGTATATCCAACGATTGCAGCAGTGCTTGTAAAAATCAATCCACTATATTTTATAAATACATCGACCAGATAGGATAATACAGCCAGTGACTTCCCAAAATAACCGGTAACCAAAGTCATGGCAGGTGAAAGTTTTTCGCCCAGGGCAATGCTGATGACATTGATCCGGTTTTTGGCCTGTGCCAGCTTCGCATTATTATTGTCGGTATTGATAGCAGCCTGTTCGATAGCGACATTCGTGCCGGTCATTGCTTTTTCATACCGTTTCAGTTCTTCTATATTGGTCAAAAGAATTTGGATGGTGGCAATGTTTTCTGTTCCGAATTTTTTAGTGAGTTCAGTAACTGACAGATTTTTCTTCCCCAGGTTTTCCAAAGCAGTTGATAGACCAACAATAGCAGGGTTGGTATCATCGGCTCCGGTTTGCATGTCGATTAACACACCTTTTAACGAACGCCCTGCAATTTCAGGCTGTGTAATTCGTGGTGCCAGGGTTTCAATTGTCGCCCCAAGGGTTTCGATGCTGATTCCTGCCAGGGAAGCAACTGTTCCGGCTTTTTCAAATGCTGTAGTCAGATAAGGTATTTCTCCTGCGCCTTCTTTTGAACCTGCAGCCAATACATTAATGATTCGCCTGGCTTCGCTTGCCGGAACATTGTATTGGTTCATGACCATTGTTAATGCTTCAATGGCCGGATAGAGTTCGGTTTTGGCAGCGTTAGCCAGTATAATGGCTTCCTGAGTCGTTTCTGCCAGAGCTTCTTTATTTTTGAGTAATTCAGGCCGGGCAGAACCGGTTTTGGTAAAAGCGTCAACAATATCCTGAGCGCTTTGCTTTACACGTATATTGCCTTCGAGTGTTGATGTGGAAAGGTCTTTTGCTTTCTGGCTTAACCAGTCGAGATCTTCACCTGCGAGTCCGGTTAGGGCTGATAAGTTATCGACTCGTTCTTCGTAGTCGTTAAACGATTGAACGACTTGTTTCATTCCCAAAACCAGACCTGCCAATGATGCCGCTCCTGCAGTAATAACGCTGAAATATTTATTGGCTCCATTGGCCATTCGGCTCCAAAGCGGCTCATGTACTTTTTGTTCATTGCTAAGTTCTCCCAGTTTAGTTTTAAGGGCAACTACTTTTTGCTGCTGGGCCTGATAACCCGGATCGGTCTGCTGCATTTTCTTCAGGTCGTTGGTTGCTTTTCGAACTGCCTGTGACAATTCGTTAAAGCTGGCGCCATTGATATTTTTCAATACCCGGTCAACATCGAAGGCTTCTTTCTTCAGGTTTCGGATCTCGGTTGTTGTAGCCTTAAGCTGTTGTTGAAATCGTTTTTCCTTTTGAGGATCACCGGCCGCAGCGGCCTCCATCATTGCATCGCGGAATTTCTTTGCTTTGTTGGTAAGGTTCTCCAGTTCCTGCTCGGCCTGTTTGCCATCGAGTATTACTTTTGGGCGGGCTACTTCGTTCTTCATAACTTCCTGAGTTTAAAGTTTCAAGTTTCAGGTTCCAAGTTAGGGCTGGATGGAGGCGAAATAAAGGACATCTTAGATGTGCTGCGCTGCTCAGGTACCGCAAAAGAAAAACCCGCTGAGTGAGCGGGTTTTTTTGTTATATGATGCCGAGTAAATATAGTACGGATGATAAAAGAATGAGGATAAGCCCAGGAATAAGGTAGGGTTTAATACGGTAACGCCAGATTTGTTTTGAGAGGTTGGACATGGTTACCAGTTATCAGTTGATTTCATTTTAATTTTTAAGGATTCAATTGTTTTTTGAAATTCCAGGTTTGATCCTTCATAAATAGCAGCATTAAATGCCGCTGTTTTTTTTAACAGCTTATCTGACGGATTATTCATACCTGCATCTTTCATAACTTGCCTGGCGCCTTCAATCGTTGAAGCATTCTTATATTCATCAATGGAATGTGGTCCGCCACTATCAATGAAAATAGAGCCAATTTCATATTTATATGTTGAGTCTTTAACTGACACCTTTATTGTAAACTCCAGAGATAATTTAATTGGCAAAGTCATTAATGCTGAATTATATGGAAGTACAATAATTAATGATCCTTTTCCAATCAATTTTCCTGATATAGGATCATCCATTTGCAATACATTATTTGCAGATTTGAATGATTCTGCAAACCATTCACGGCCGGAAACGTAAAGCTGATTCTTGTTTTTACCTGGTACTTTTATCACTTCGGAATAATTCTGTGCGAAGGAAATGAATGGGATTAAAAGGATGAATAATAAAAGTTTTTTCATGGTTATTAGAGTAAATCAATGAAATAAAGCAAAGGTATAATTTTAATACTAGCCTTGCCAGAAGAGTTTAAGGCATCTATTTTTGTTAGTTTCGCTGGCCCTACTCCAATTCCAGCGATTAAAAAATCAAGATTAGAACTTATATCTTCTTTGATAATTCCACCTTTTGCAATAATTGCTTTTTTAATTTTATCTCTTGAAAATGATTCAATGGAATCTCCTGAAATAATAAAGGATTTATCTTTAAAATCAATAGTCTTCAGTTCTGCATAAGTTATCTGATATTTTTCTTCAGCATCTTCAATGCTATTATTATAAACATCTGATTTTATAAATGAAATAGGAAAAGCATCTTTCAGATATTTGTTGATTTTGAATTTTGGGCTTTTTGAAAGCTCTAAAAATAACTTTCCTAATGCAACTGCATCTTCATCCGATTTGTGGTTATCTGAATATGGAATGTTGTAAAGATTGCATAACTCCTTCATCCCAAATTTATTAACGTCTACCTTTAAATTTTTAGCAATTTCAAGCGTTGAAATATATTTAAAATCAACCTGATCAAGTTCATACAATTCAATACACTTGCGAATTACAGAAATATCAGTTGCTGTTTGATGAACGATAACAATATTCTCTCTGACCAGTGATTTAAGAACTTTATTCCACAGTTCAATAAAATCGGGCGCATGTTTAACCTTTTCGTAGGTTAGTCCGTGTTTTCCTATACTTATTTGATTAAAGATTGTTGTCCTTGGATTTATCAGAGAAAAGAAAGTCTGATCAAAATTCAATTCGTTGTTTTCGATTTTTACAATGCCTACAGAAATCGGAGTGGTTCTTTGTTCACTTGCAGTTTCAAAGTCAATGGCGATAAAATTATTCATTGGTTGATTTTTGGTTTACCCATACAAGTTATAACAATTTGATGGAATAAAAAAACCCTCCGGCATTTTTACCGAAGGGTTTACTTTTTTTCTTTTTCCCTTTTTCCAACGCCTCTTTTCTATTTAAACACGTACCCGTGCTCGTTTACGATGGTTGCTTTAAAGGGCAGGTCTTCGGGTTTTACCTGGCTGATCTGGTCGATCAGGTACATGTAGCTGCCCCAGAGTACGCGTTTTTGTCCACCAACTTCAATTTGAAGGTACAGGCACTCTTTTCGCTCGCCTTTCCAGTTAGGGTCGTTTTCTTTGCTTAGTTTGCTGGCGCGTACTTCGTAATCGAGTACAATAATTTCGGCGCCTTCAATCTTTTCAATCTTGATTTTATCGCCAACAAACCTCCTGTTTGTGGTTACCCCAAGTTCGCTGAATGACTTCATGCAAAGCCATTAAAACAAAAAGGGCTGAAACTGGGCTTCGATGGCTGCAACGTCTTCGGCACGAATTCTGAATCTTTGTGCTACTTTTAAATCAGAAAACGAATTGATTGCCGTAACTGTTGTTTCGCGTACCTGGTTGGTATAAGCAATAAGGCCTTCCAACTGTGCATTTCCGGAGCCGTTAATTAACCTTGCTCTTGTTGCCAATAACGTGAATTTGTTGATCGTAACCGAAAACTCTTTCAGCAGCTTGGCTTTTACCTGGTCGAGCGTTAGGCTTATATCTTCTCCAACACCTTCGCTGGCACACTTTGCTTTAATGGCTTCAACAAAATTGTTGAAGGCAATAAACTCGGCATTGGTGGCATCTACAATGCCTTTACGCAGTGCGGCTGTGTCTTCGCCATCGGGGTAATTGGCCTGTATTACCGCATTGATGATACGGGCACGGGTTGCAGGGTTGGTTACACGGTACTGCTCGGCGGTAATAATCACATTGCGGGGCTGGCCCGTTTGCTCGTCGGTTACTACTTCGGCGCGACGGTCGAAATTGACGTACGAATGACCGGTTTTTAGGTCTTCGATAAATACGTCGGCGTTAATTTGTACGTTTTTTTGCATGATTGTCCAATTCTAAAATGTTATAAATTAAATGTCTGGAATCACACCATTTCAGCATTCCCTTGTACGAGGCAACCGATTTGGCATTGTGCCGTTTCTTTATAAAATTCTTTTTAATCCGCTTCCGGATTCGCGTGTGCGTATGCCTGAAAACATAGCCCACATAATCAATGCCCCGTTCGTCGACTTCAAAGATCTGCCAGTTTTTCTTCAGCTCCAGTTCAAGGTTATACCACAAATAATTGCGGACGCGCCACAGTGCCTGGTGCAGGCTTGGTTTATCGGCGGCCAGAAAAACCATATCGTCGGCATAGCGGTAATAATACCTCACTTTCAGTTCTTCCTTGATGTAATGATCGAGCCGGTTGACGTAGGTATTCGAAAATATCTGCGAAAGCAGGCCGCCAATGCTTAATCCATCGGTGGTATCGAGTACTTCGTCGATAATTGCCAGGAACCATTTGTCTTTGATGTAACGCCGCAGCTCTTCTTTAATTCGGTTACACGGCACCGAAGGATAAAACTTCCGGATATCTATTTTCAGGCAATATCTGGTTCCCTCCGGATCGACGTGCAAGTCGTGTTTGAGCCTTTGATTGAGCAAATGTATGCCGCGATGCTTGATGCTGTTGAACGTGTTTGCAATAAATGAGCGGGTAAGCCGCTCTTCGATCATGTTTAAAATGGCATGATGCGCAATCCGATCGGGAAAATAGGGCATTTTGGTAATCTCCCTCACTTTACCGGCATCGGCCATCATGGTAAATGTTTTAGGCTTGCTCGATCGGTACCGGTCTTCGGTGAACAGTTTAATCAGTTCCTGAAGGTTTCCCTCCCTGTTTTTGTCGAATTGTATTACTCCGTACGTGTCGGCCTTATTTTTACGGGCTTTCCGTTCGGCTTTGTCGAAATTGGCATACGTTAAAAATTCGTCCCTGATATTTCCTTTTCGTTTCATACTTTTTGTTTCGCTGGTGCATCCGTGCTGCCACCACGCCAGGTTTCAGTTTCCCTACTAACAGGCTTTTGTTTTTGTCGTGTTCCGGCATCCTGCCGGGGCTCTCATTCCTTTAATTCCTTGGCACGTTAGCTGCTGCCGATGTTCACGTTCGAATTCGAAGGACCGTTGTTCGCATTCGCCGACCCGAGGGCGCAATTGCTACCGTTATTCAAGTTCGCCCCGAAAAGCACACCGCAGAGAATGAGCCGCCCAGCCCCACCCCTACCCTCCCCGCACTTCGACAAGCTCAGTGACCAGGAGGGAGGAAGAAAGGCTTCGTTTATCTTCATTTTAAAATTCAATTTCATTCAATTCACTTTTTTCAAGTTTTTCGCTTTGCCAGGACTTTCAATTTTGAGGAGCCCGGCTGCGGTTTCGGCCTCGCTGAAACGCGAGGATTTTTCGACCCCGATTTATCCGGACACGTTAGCACGGAAGCCGCCGCCGATGGACACGTTCGAACTCGAAGGACCGTAGAACGCACCCGCCGACCCGAGGGCGCAAGCGCTACCGTAAAGCAAGGACGCCCCGAAAAGCACACCGCGTCGCACAGTTCCAGAAGCTGGTAGGTTGGCGTTCCAATTGTAGGCGCAGCCATAGGTTGTTTCTCCAACTCCTGTATTTACATTTCCATAGAGTGTTCCCGGAAAAATTGTTTTTGCCCATCCATCAGTTCGCGGAAGTTCTCCAATCAGTGTGTAAGCATTTTTAAATGCAAAACTGGCATCGCTGTGGTTAGCATCCAGAAGCGCATTGTTATAACACACATAAAGAAATGTTTTGCCACCATCGGCAACTGATTGCATTTCGATATCGATTCCAGATATCCATGCCCATAAATTTCCCCACAATAAATTTTTACCCCGGTAAACCGGTACTTGTGTATTGTATGCCGGACTTGTAAATACGCGGGTGTATATGCCCGTCATGTAACCTTTGGTGTTTATTCCGGAAGTATTGGAAAGAGCTAACTGCGCTTCGAACATTTTAATTACCGGATAGTAACCGTTGTAGGTATTCCAGTCGGCGCTTGACCAGTTCGATGCTCCCGGTCCATTGGCCACCTTTAAATTTTTAGTGCGGTATTCGATATACATCATACAAGCCAGGTACAGGCGGTCGAGATAAGTAAGCGCCAGCCAACTTGCACCCTTGGCTGCTGCTGCCGTTTCGTAGCCATAGCGCGAAATACTTGTGCGCGGATAGCCTAGACCCCCGGCTGTATTACCCGATCCGGAACCTGCAAAGTTTGCAGTTTCGTTGCGTATCGAGCGCGATTTGCCTGTAGTGCGGTCGATGGTACAATAATCGGGGCTATCGACAAAGCGTGGCATTTCAATAGCCACGTCGGCGCCATAAGTAAATGGCTGTGCACATACAATCCAGCGTTCGTAAACCGGATCGGTGCCACCCAGTATCATCCAGCAGGCGGGGTTATCGATCATCACATCCAGCCCGTCGGATCCGTCGAGAACCGAAGCTGATTCATCGGCGTTTTTGGTCCAGTCGGTAGGTTTCAGGTAATTCACAATCTGGCGGCTTTCGTTTACCTTACACGCCCTGATCTGGTTGTGAAGTGGTAAACTGGCGTGTAAATCGGCATCGCCAATGAGGTATGGGAACGAGGGGTCGGAAACACTACGGAGCCGTTCGACCCCGTAGATGCCTTGTCCCGCTTTCTTTTTTGCCAATATAGGGATGAGATCCATTACAGTTGGGTTAGGGTAAAAGTGAAATCGATGAACCCGCCCGAAGTTGGGGTGAACGCTGTGAGGGTTTGAACCCGCAATTTCAGGTCTTTGCTGGCTGCATCGCACACATAGTTCCACACCGGCGAATTCTGTCCGAGAACTGAGGAACTACCGGCCAACAGCGAATTAAATTTCACGTCAATATAATGACGGCCATTGGTAATGTTTGCCGTGCTATTGGTCATGGCTACATTATCGCCAACAATTCCGGTTGGCTCGGTGCGGTAAAACCACAGCCTTAGCGTTGCATCGGCCAGGTTAAGCATATCGCTGGCTGCATCAATCTGCATCAGGTATCCACCACGCCCATTGGCTAAAGCCATATCGGGCAGATTAAGTGATACCGGGGCTCCAACGCTCGAATTGATTGCATCGTTGGCCGCATATTGAACGGTATCTGACGGACGTGTAAGCCTTACTTCGACAAACGCGGCCTTTGAGCTTGGCAGTGGCGCAGCGCGAAGCTGTGTGTCGGTTAAAGGGCCTGAGACTGGAACTGCGGAAGCACGAAGTTGGGTGTCGGTGACAGGTCCTGAGACTGGTAATGCGGTTGCACGAAGCTGGGCGTCGGTTAATGCACCGGTTACCGTAATGGCAGCTCCCGGATCTGCCCCGGGATCGAAAAAAGTAGCGGTAGCTGCATCAAGTTCAGCAAAATTGGCATAAGGAGAGCCATCGGCCTTTAAAAACTCACCAACCAATTTATTGGCAATAAACTGTTTTCCATTTCCAGTCAGATAGATGTCAATCCTGGTGCGGTCGGCTGAAGGATCGATGCGAAATTTTCCGGACTGACAAGCACTGTCTGTGGTTCTGCCAAAGATGAACTTGCCGGATGTTTTTTCGAATATGTACATGATAAACTGTTTTAAGTGATTACTTCACGAATATATAACGTGGGCACATGCTGGCAAAGGACAAAAAAACAGCTTGTAATTTTTGAAAAGTAGTATGGTAATACTTAATTCGGAATTGACCTGCTCACTGCTCATGCTTAAAAATCGGGTTATGTCGTTTTTACTATTGGCATAAAAGACCCCGATAGCAGGTTGCCAAACCACACATTCAGTATCAGAACATCTAACGCTGAAATTGCTACCGGGGAAAACCTTCCCTTCAGCAATGTTCTGATATATGATATATGTGTGTGTTTGGCGCTGTAAATATAGAGATAAATGTGAAAAAGAAAACCGGCATTAATAAACTCTGATATATAGATTTTAATCTTACACTTTCACTTTATCGATCAGTTCCCAAATCAGATCGAGCTGCATGAATGAATAATGATCCTGAATACCGGCAATTTCAATTTTTGATTCTATATGTTTGCCATAATCCCAAATCAATTGATTTTTATTGAGTAACAAAATCGCCACCATGAATGTGGCAAGCAGCACGGCACGATCCGGCGCTCTCGTACTGGTTTTCGGGTTTGGTGATGGAGAACCAAAATTGTGCAGTAATACTCCTGTTTACATTGGCAGCACATACGAATAAAATGTTTTTATCATCCATTGTTTTTGCGGTTTTACTGAATTAGTATCCTCGTCCCCTAGCCTTATCGTAAGCTTTTGCTGTTGGATTTGTATTCGATCCGGCTGATTGCGAACTTTTATTTTCCCGTTGTTGTGCACTTTTAGATGAAATTATTTTCTCCCCTTCAGCATCGAACGATTCCAGGTTGATCATGATTACCTGTGATGCTTTCATGGCATATTTTTCGGCGAGTAATTCACGAAGGACCTGCAACTGATGATAGAATGTTTTGCTGTACCAGGGCTTTGCATGTCGGCCATTCATTCCGGCAGCAACCAGTTCGGTTGCTTCTGATTTGGATACCCCATTTCCCACGCCCATATCAACAAACTTGCCGTAATACAAAAATGCAAACTCAATACGCTCCGGATCACCGTTGGCATTGGTAATGACATGGTGTGCAAAGCTGTTGTATAAAGCATGGCTGTAATTGATATTCAGACGAATGATCTTTTCGAGCCAGGTCTTAATTACAATCTCTGCCCATGCTTCGATGGTGAGTGATAGGTTGATGTTATCGGACATCGTGAAAAAGTTTGCCTTCGACTGCTTCGCGCTCAGGCAACGTAGCTTTGAACAATGCGCCGCCCACTGAGCAGCGAAGCGTGTCGAAGTGGGTTGTTAATTAGCTCCAATCGTTTGTATTGTATACTAACCGAGAATCTCCATCGGTTACGGTGAACGAAAACATGACTCCGTGAAAGTTTACACCAACAGGTCCCACGTTTTGATAAGGAACGCTGGTAAAGTCGAGAAAATCGAGTCCGTTTAATCCTAACCTTTTTTCACGGATCATTCGGGAAAGGATTTTAAATCCGTCGGTTTTACAATTCTGTTTGGCCAGTTCTTCAGAATCAAAATCGTTGTAATTCTCAACCTTTTCGAGCACATAAAAAACGTAATAAGGCGAATCCAAAAAATTGTCGGAATGTACCATATCTCCCACAGATCCTTCCTCATTGTTATGAATAACCAATACGCGGCCAGTGATATCGGTCTGTTGATTAAGCAACTCTTCCAATCCGGCAATTCCGGAGCAGCGAAAAAAACGATGCACATAATCGGTGTGGCCAATGGTTTTTAACCGGGTGGCACAGTCGAGCATGTATGTTTTGAAGTTGAAAGCCATGATATTGAGTTTTGCCTTCCCCTTCGACACGCTACGCTGCTCAGGGAGTAGCGCTGGCTGAGCAGCGTAGCGTATCGAAGCCAGAAGTGGGTTATTTTTTCACTGGTTTTTGTTTTTCGATCATTCGTTCGAGCAGGTCTAAAACATCCCATCCCGGTGAGTTGAAAATCTGTTCGTTTTTAGTGACGTCGCCCTGATTAAGATCTGATACCAATTGGATAAAACCTTTTACCGGACTTGCCGGGGCTTCGGATGAAACGCCTGAAGGCTTAAACACCTGCGGATGAGCTTCGACCATGGCATTGCGGCAACCGGCATAGAAGGTATAAATGGCATAACGTTTATTCATTGAAAGCAAACGGAATCGGTTTGCACGGCGCGGATAGACAAAATCATTAAACGGCTGACGACGATCTCCGTTATAATCGGGCCTCATGGGGTGATAATGCGGTTGCTGCGGACGATACAAAACTGCACAAAGCATATTCAGGTAAAAAACTTTGCGCTGTGATTTGGCGTTATTATATGCAAAAAACTGGCCTTCGGCATGAATGAATTCTTTCCACGAAATATTACGGCATTCTTTACATGGACCCCAGTAACGACGAATGCCAATACGGAATGACGGAAACAGATTGACGGTTAACCTGCAATTTTCGGTCAGGTAATTGACAAATTGAAGAAACCAGGTTAATTCCATGTCGGTTAACCAAAATACTTCTTTTCGTTTTTTGAATGCCCAGTACACCTGATCCTTTTCGATTTTCTGAGGTAGCGCCTTAATTCCCGTAAGGTTCAGAAATGCCTTGAGCCGAAAAGTATTTTGGTCGAATCCGTTCCGGAACAGTTGGCAGATATACAACAACTGTTTACGGGTGAGTTCGTTCCATTTGGGCAGGTGAAGGTTTATTTCGTTCATCCGGTTATTCCTCCAATAAAAAAGCCGTAAGCATCGCCATCGTCATCGGTAGCAGTGGCATTGTCAAAAGGGGCTTCGTAGGCGTTGTCGGCATAGGTTGTATAGGTATCGAGGTTATTTCGCAAATACGAGAGCGCAACACTTAATGCGGTAAGATATTTATTGAGCAAAAACGAATGATCGCCCACCGGGTCTACTGATGCCTGAAAATGAATTTCTGCTTTTAGTGCCAATGCCTGCTGAATAAGCGGTTTAACAGCGATATCGTTTCCGTCACGTAATTCGGTCAGAAATTCGGCGCTGAATACGTTGGTAAACGTGGTTAGTTCCTCGAAGTTAATGTGCCTTTTTAGATCGACAAAGCGGCGACGACTGCAGCTGATATCAATGAACTGATCGAACACTGAAGCTGAAGGAATCAAACTTCCGGTATTGATGCAGGATTTGTTCCAGGAGCTATAAGTTGCCACATTTTGTTCGAGGTAATACAACAGCCGGTCTAAGCCATCGTTGGCAGCCTGGAGGCAGGAATCTTTCAGATCTCGGACGCGCTCCATGCTGGCAGGCGCCTGATTGGGATTACTGACGATGCCAAAACCTGATCCGGTGGCCACCAGGTTAAACTGCGGAATGCTTTCGAGAATGGTTAGGTTGGCCAGTACTGGTTTGAGCTTCAAGAGCAGCGATTCATAAATTTCAGATTCAGGATAGATAACCACGTCTGACCCACCGTCCGAAACAAGGAGCAATCCTTCGTATAGTTGTTCAACCACTTCTTCGCCCAGGTATTTCGGCAGGTATTTAAAGAATGCCCGGATCTCGAATGGTTCGTATTTTGAGCCGTCGGTTATTGAATTTAGCGGCAAATATTCCTTGATGTTGTCGATGGTAAGTATCATTTTGTTGGGTCGTTTACTTTAGTTACACTTCCGGTTTTATTGTTGTCGAGCGTGGTAAGCTCCAGGTTGGGGATTACAAAATGAAGATCGGCAGGCCACTTGTTAATTGATTTGATCAGGTAAAGCGGGCGAAGTATCCGGTCGCGGAATGGTTTCATGAGCGCCTGCTTAATGATGAACAGTTCGCGGGCTTCTGTTCCGTTAATGGTTTTATTTTTACCAGGCGATGGACCTACCAGCGATGGTTGCGTTAGCATTCCGTAGGCAATCAGGTTCGATATTTCTTCCGAGTCTTCGATGTAGGCGCCATCTTTTATTTCATTTTTCACAACCTCAATTTTGATCATGGGGTATGGCTGTCCCTGCGGGTCTTTTTTCTGGAAGGTGATAATCGATTTTCCGCTGTTCTCATTGCCCTTTATGAAATCATTGATGTCTTTATATTCTTTTTTGATCCGGGCCTTTTGTTCTTTATCGGCGGTAATGCTCTCGCGACGGAATATTTCTTTGAAATAGTCCGGATCGAGCAGGATGATGTAATTGATCAATGCCTGATTTTTCATGATGGCATCCTTAAACGGGATAATCTTCATGGCAAAATCGTATAGGCCACCGGCAAAAATCGCATACCAGTAGGGCTTCTGATAATAGTTGCGACCTGGTGAAGGGAAGTTTACCGGAACGATAAACCGGTTACGACGGGCTTTCACCGCTTTTTTTTCATCTTCCTTCATAAGTTCACGCAAATGGCGCAACGGGCTGTAATTATCGAGCACGTTGGTTGCAGTGCAGGGATATTCGTCGCCGGGCGTCTTCTCGCCCCAATAGGCAAAATAATAATGCCATTCAATCCGTCCGTTTTCTTTGTTCATTTCGCTCCAGCGCGAGAAACAAGCTTCTTTACTCCTAATCTCCACGATCTTTCTTTTTTCGCCATCCTCTGCATTGAAAATAATTTCGGGGAAACAATTGAAAAACCAATGCATGTCGCTCATTTGTTCGAGCAGGTATAATTGCATGTCGTTTTCTTCGAAAAAGCGATCAACCTCTGCATTCCCGATATAGGATTCAATCTTTTTTGTTTCGCCTTCACCTATAATTTTTACGGGTTTAATGCCGTCGCCGTAACTGAGCAATACGTTAAACCACAGATTGGCATTCATCTGTGCCAAAGTTCCGGCCTTCTCTATGATTTGTTTAGGCAAATCGTTGGTTGTTCCCCAGGGGACCATTTTAGGCATATTATCTTTTTCGCGACCTTTTACCGCAATTTGGGAAGGATCCCGGTCGGGAGTTGAGAACATATTGGAAGAGTCGGATGTTTGCAAAAAAACGGCAGATGTACCCGTTGCATAAGCAGTGGTTCCGTCGTAATGCATGATTATTTCTTCCTTGTTTTTCATATCATTACCTCCATACCATTAACATTAAAAAGCAACTGGGCGTGGACGGTGCGAACCTCGCCACTTTCGGGATATTTAAAATTGAACGTATCGTTTTTGAAATTTGACGATGTGCAGACGACCCGTGCATTGACTACGGTGCCGTCTTTTTCGCCGTAAACTACATCGAAGGGTTTACGCTCGACAGACCGGTCGAATGGATCGAGCAGGTGACGAAGTGCTTTCAGGAAAATTTGTTTCATAGTAAAAAGTTAGAAGCCTCACCCCGACCCTCTCCGAAGGAGAGGGAGGAAAAATGGCTTCGATTGTTTATGATTCAAATATCAGAGATGCTTTATTTTAACAAAAGGACAATAAATAGATTGCTTCGTACCTCGCAATGACGACGAACAGTGCGATTTTAAGCTCTACCCCGTGGGGAGGGTTTGGGTGGGGCTGTGAGATATCCATTATAGTAATCTGAAATGTATTCCTGAAGGGCGGTTTTCCATGGGCGCATGTGATTCACTGCACGTAAATCGAGTTTACGGGTTGATAAGCGTTCGGAGGCAGGGCGATCGGCAAAATAGGTTTGCTTAAAGTAGTCGGATGTTACCGGGGTAATTTTTACCTGATCGTGCAGCCCGGTTATTCTAAGCAGTTCCTGGGCCACTTCAAAGCGGCTGGTTTGGCCTCCGCACACACAATTATACAGGCCCCAGTATTCTTTTTCGAGCAATGCCCTTACCGTCCTGGCAAAATCGTGCGTATAGGTTGGCGTGCCATCTTTATCGTTCACCACAAAAAGTTCTTTTTTGCCGTCCTTTAATTGATGCATTAGTTTTTGAATGAATTTTTTATCTTTTTGCGGACCGGCGCCCATCATCCATCCGGCACGGCATACCAGGTAACGGGTTGCATTTTCGACCACAAAACGTTCGCCCATATATTTCGAGCGGGCATAAACCCCCAAAGGGTTCGGTGTGTCCCAGTCGTCGTACAATGCTTTTTGGCCATCAAATATTCCGGCAGTACTGATATACAGAATTGGAATGTTTAATTGGTTGGCCAGGTAAACGGCATTTTCGACGCCCAATGTATTGGTGAGGTATGTTTCATCCGGATTGTGTTCACAGAATTCGAGATCGGTATATGCTCCCAAGTGAAAAAGATAATCGGCATTGAAATTGAAAACATCTTCACGATAGGCATTGAAATCGCGGAAATCGAGAAATGAAAGCCAATCGTCGTTCACATCTTTATCGGTACATTTCAGTATATAATCGGCGCTGAACTGTTTATAAAAGGCTTCGCCGAGCATTCCGCCACAACCGGCGATGTAGATTTTTTTCATCTTAAACTATTTACAATTTAACTATTTACAATTTACTATTGAACCCCAATTGCGCTGATCAAGGCGCAAATAGTAAATTGTCTAATTGTCAATTTTTAATTCTTTCTTTTCCCTTGCCAAAAATTCGTGATAGCCTTCGGGGCGGCGGCCTTCTTTTTCGTAAACACGGTAACGGATTAAAACATCAGGAAGATTGGCGATGATATAACCGGCTTTTAAAAACTTACACCACAGGTGATAATCTTCGGCCCATCCCTGTTTGGTGTAACCATAACCGCCGACTTTTAGCAGGGCAGCTTTTCGCATGGCAACGCCTGGGTGGTTGACAAACCAATGATTGGGCATGTTGGCAGCCAGTTGCCTGGTGACCCGTTCGGGGTGATGTGTAATGAGTTGTTTGGCGCCAAAAAACTGAAGCTGAACGCCGCAAACACTAATTTGAGGATTCTCAAACATAAAATTAACCAGGGTCGTGATGAGCCGGGTATTGGCAATGTCGTCGTGATCCATCCGCACAATAATTTCACCACTGCAAAGCGATACGCCAACGTCGAGCACTTCTGAAAACTGAAGGGTATCATTGTCAACTTCGTGGTAAATCACAGGTCTTTCAGGATTTGTTTTTTGTTCGGCCAGTTTTTTAATTATGGATGATTTACTTAACCTGGAATCGTGATTGACAATGACCAGTTCCATTTCTCCGGCATAGTTTTGCTTCAGTACACTGTCAATAGCCAATTCGATCCATTCTTCGTTTGGATCACGGGTTGGCATAAGGACACTTACTTTTTGAAAATCCGCGTTACGGGTTGCAGGTTGCGGGTTCGGGGTTCCGTTTAAGAATTTAAGAAATTCGATTTCCTGGTATTTTAAACTTCTGTTTTGGCAAATAAACTTCCGGGCAGCATTGGCCAATTGCTTTATGTTCGTGGTATTCTTATAAAGTGAAGAAATAGCGGTGACAAATAGATGAATTTCCTGCTGAGTATAGCAGGGATCGGCAAATATTTCACGGGCTTCGTACCGCTGCCGGATTGAAATAACAATACCTCTTGAGGTAAGCACACCGGGGATATCTCCAACGCCAGGCATGACACAACAAATACCGGCAGCCATCATTTCGAGCAGCGCAATTGGCAAACCTTCGGATGGTGAACAATTCAGGCCAAGATCAAAAGCCTGCATGGTTTGATACACCTTCTCCATTTCAAGGTTACCCGTAATTTTAATAATTTTCCGGAGCCGAATGTCGCCTTGAATGTATGTGTTTACTTTTTTGAAATAATTCTGGCTTTGTATATTTTCTGAAGGACCGCCAACGATCAGTAATTTCGCATTTAGGGTTATGGGAAGCTGCCTGATTATTTTAAGGGCATCGAGAATATTTTTATCCTGGGCAACGCGCGTAATCATTCCTATTACAAAATCCTGACTGGTAAACCCGAAGCTTTTTCTAATCGAAGACCGGTTGATGTGTGATGCTTTATCAATCAGATCAACATCGACACAGTTGGGTATGACCATAAATTTTCGGGCATCGATACCATCCCAACTGGTAAATGAATCCACTATTTTTTGATGAATGGCATAGTACCCGTCGGTAAACTGATCATACTTTAGCACCTGCGCATAAATATGGTCGATTTGGGTATGCAAAATGGTTAAATACCTGAATCCAAGTTTTTGTTTTAACGACGTTACAGCTGGCATCATGCCACCGGCATTGCAGTTAAAAACGACATCGCAACCAATCAAAAATGGTTCAATGATTTTACTTTCAGGACAGAGGCCAACTACCACGATGCGTACACCTGCAGCTTTAATTAAATCGTAAAATTTACCGGTTGTACCACTGAGCACAATCACATCCAGGCCGTTTCGATATGCCATTAAAACGTGGTGGTATGAAACGAATTCGGCACCGCCAATGTCGTTGGTGCCAATAAGAAAGGCTATTTTCATAAATTCTGAAGTTTGATCAGATCAAATTTTCAGAATTTTAGCAGGCAGGGAAAGGACAGGAGAAGTGGTCAGTGGTCAGTCGCAGTTTTCAGTAAAATCAATTTTCGGGTGGGGATAAAAGTTTTTCGAGTTCTTTTATTTTGCGTTTGATGCGGAGAAGTTGGTTTTTGGCCTGATCGAATTGAACCCGTGCAGCTTCCTCGAGATGACGGAGTTCAATGAGTTGTTGACGGATATCGGTTGCGCGTATCATAAAAGCCCCTCCCATCTTAATTTGCACAACACTACCCTCAAGGATAAATGTATATAAGACAGAAAGGGCCAAAAGTGTGACCCGTTCTGTCCTTGAGGGAATAATGGATAAAAGTGTTGTGCGGGGGTAAAGATAAAGAGATTTACAATTTATTCATTTACGATTTGCGATTTAGGTAGAAAAAAAGCCTCACATTTTTGCGAGGCATTCGTTCCATAGCTGCGGAGAGCTTATTCGATATCCTACTTTTTTTGTTTTTAAAATAATTTTAGCTGCTGTGTTTTGTTTTGAATAAGTAAATCGTCGAGAATATCTGTTTGTTCGGAAATTTCCGAAATTGTTACGGATTGCGGGTTGCGTGTTACATTTTTGGGCATTTTAAGTACGATTTGGCTTTCGGATTCGGTGATTGGTAAAATGTATAATCCTTTGCCGGTGGGATGAAGTTGCACCTGCCAAGCTCCGTAGAATTGATTTGATAGTGAGTTCATCCAAGCTACTTCGCCAAACATTCCGTTCAGGCACATGTTTATCAGGCACATCATACAACAGTTACGGTCGATATCGGCTCCGTAAAACAGTGCATTGCGGTTGATCTTAGCGGCTGCCATCAGTATGCGTCCACTTCCACAGGCGCAATCGAGAATGCGGTCGCCAAAGCTGATAGGATCATTAAGTAGTGCCATAAGGTCGCAAATTGGTTCGGGTGTGAAGAACTGTCCGTTATGTCCAAAGCTGATGTGCTCCATGAAGAAATCGCCAAATACATCGCGTAATCCTTCGCCGTTGTTATCCATTTCGATGACCAGTGCGCCAAATGCTTCTGTCATGAGGTAGGCTTCGGGTTTATCATATCCGCGTACTATTTCGAGGTACCGATTTTCCATAGCTCCCAGCGACAGGGCGCAAACTGCCATTTCCAAGAAGTCGCTGAATACGTTACTGATGCTGTTCCGACGCGCCAACTGCTGCATGTACTGGGCAAAGCTTTTCTGTTTTTCCATGTCTCAGTCTTTTACAATTATTATCATTTTCCCGTTTTCGACTGTGACATGCACTGTTTGGTGTGGCTGAAACCCGGCATCGGCCAACCAGTTTCCTTTTAGTGTGAGTTTTGGCACCTGGTGGTAATTGTCGTGGTACTTGCCTTTTACATACTCGGGTTGAAGCTTAATCACTTTTGTCATTTGTTGTACCACTGCCCTGTGGATTTATGTAGGCTGGCTCTCCTGTTAATTTTGAGCCAACACTGAATTGAGCAGACCGGAATTAGTCAAGGGCCACTTCGACACGTTCGGTTCGACTGCTTCGCGCTCACCGACCGTCTCAGTGACCGATCGAAGTGAGCTTGTATTACCCTTTACTTTTCCGGGATGCGATCAATACCTTCGGGGCAAAATTGAGTGAGAGAGAACCTTCTGTGATTTACGATTAGCCTATTTACTATTTACAATTTGGGGTTAACAATGTGGACACCTCTGGAAACAATGTGGACACCTCGGGGCACAAAAAAAGGAGGCGTGAGCCTCCTCAGATTTGAAGTTGAAACGATTAACTTCCGTAACAACTGATGTAAGCGTTGTATTCGAAAGAAACGAGTTCTTTGTCAAGCAATTCGGCTGCTCCTTCGAAATAAACCGAATCGAGATAAGTAACGAAGGCTTCCCAAAGGTTGGTACTGTTTTCCTGAACTTCTGCGGCTGATTTTAATCTGTAAGTTTTCATACTGTAGTTTTGTTAAAAATTATATGCAGTTTTTCACGGTCAAACATCTGGGGTAAACAAAGAGGAACTGGAATAACGGATCGAAGTGAGTATATGCCGGGAAAATCCTTGTTTAGGTGAAACCCTTAGCCCAGGATATTGACCGTTTCTTAGCGTGTAATTTTGCTACAAAACCAGAGTGGAAACACCAAATGCAGAGAGCAGTGGGCGTTGAGAAAACAGCAACGCAGGGAAGCTCACCAACCTAAGATCGGTTTATGGGGCGGCTGGAATTGCCTGTAAATATGAGATTGCTTCCCGCTTCGTGCCTCGCGGTCGCAATGACGGCCCTTCGACTGGCTCAGGGATCCGGAGCGACATAAAAAAAAGCCTTTCGGCTTTTCTTGGGTTTCAGTTAAAATGGAAGGTCGTCTTCGGCGGGTTTTGCTTGTTTTTTTCGTGATGGCTTTTGTGCCTTTTTTTGTTCTTCAGGACCATAGGGCTGTGTTGGGATGGCTGCCGAAACTTTGGTCTGATAATAACAGGTGTGGGTGCGTCCGAATTTGTCTTCTTGTTTCAGTTTAGCCACTTCAAATGAGAGGTACTTTACTCCGTTCTTTTCGAACACGGCTTTTTCGAGGCCTTCAACTGGTAATACAATTCTCACGATGTCGAGGTTTTCTACCTGAGTTCCTTTTCCGATGTAATGTTTTTCAAAAGTTGCCATAATATTGAATTTAAGGTTATAAAAAAAATTTATACCGGGTGAACTTATTCTGAATGAGGGTGGCAATGGAGGAACTGGAATACCGGAACGTAGCGAGGATATGCCGGGAAAATCCATTGACGGGAACCACCTTGAAAGAATACACCTTTGTATATAATTTTGACTAACACTCAATATTCTGTCAACCATAGAAAATTTGCACCGGCGAATGGGTACTAAGGTAAACCGGGAGATTGGGATAGTATTGTTGCCAGGTGATGGCCTGATCGTGTTCGGTAGAATATCGGTGAAGTAACTATTGAGGCTGTGCCAACGAAACGAAGATGACCGGCGGCCCACGTTAATCAGACCATGGCGGCGACATCAACAGCATGGTGTCCGGAACAAAAACACAAAAGGAGCGAACAAGCATTCCGGAAGATGGCCTTACCAACTGAAACTAAATGACGAAAGGCTTTTAGGGGAGCGGTGGTTCGACTGCTCGGTTCGATACGCTTCGCTACTCACCCACCATCGGTGAGTGCGACAATTTATGAGTTAGCGAATAAAAAAGGGGAGCGTTAGCTCCCCTTTGGTTAAAGATTGATCAGTTCTTCAACGTCGTGCACTTTCACGTCAAGTGTCCGTTTCATTTCGTCGATCACTGAGCTGATCACTGCCGAGTTTGAAGTTTTGAACTCGTTCCCGCTTGCATCCCGCAGACTAATCACAGAACTCAGCGAATCGGCCCCGATCTGGAAGGTCTGTAACTTCCGGCGCGAATCGTTCAACGTTTTCCACCGGTCAATCAGCATCGACAAATCTTCCACCCGCTGGATGCGTTCTTCGAGGGTCATTTTACGAGCTGCTTCTTCAACTACGTCTTTCACAACTGTCATAGTTGGAGTAACTTCTACCACTTCAACAACTTCAGCAACACTGGCTGCTTTTTCGGCATTATTTGATTTACCCATAACATTTTGCCCATGCCCTTGGGTCTTATTTTGGCATCTGGCTCGCCGGTTAAAATTAAATTACGGGTAGTATCCATTGAGCCGGGCGGAATCTAGTCAAGGGCGAATGTCAGGTTTAACGAGTTGCGGGTTTCGGGTTACGTGTTACGAGTTAAAGGTGACCGAGTGCGAAGCAAGGTTTAGTTATGTCTATACCGCTAAACTAAACCACTAAACCTCCCTTTACTTTTCCGGGCGGCGATCAATAACTTTATCCGGAATTTGAGTGTAACTACTTTCTCCGTCATCACCGGTAAGCCTGATTTTTAGAAACAACCAAAAAAAGGGGCGAAAGCCCCTTGAGTTACAATCCCGGATCAGCATCTGAATACCCATCGTAAACTTCACCGTAATAATTAAGTTCATCATCCTGATTACAGATATCTTCATCTTCATGATAGGCTGAACATACTGTACAATCACCATCCGGACGGCAACAATTTGAATTTTGAAACATAGTTTTTGCCGCTGCCCTGCGGACTTATAAAGGCATCTGGCACGCCTGGTTGTTTTTACTGAATGAAATTTTCCTGATTAGCAAACTTTGATTCCACTTGTTCGCATCCCCATGCATCGCGCATATCTTCCATCGACATGATTTTACCTGACTTCTTGAAATATTCTCCTTTGTGCCAGTACCATGCCGTTTTCGGATGTGAGAATCGGTAACCTTCGCCTTTCAAAGTTTCCCTTACTGCGAAGGTGTTTCCGGTAATCCAGATCCATGAGCCAATCAGTTCGATTGTAATATCTGGTAAGCAGATGATCCGATCAAGCCGCTCGCGCATTTCTTCTGAAACCTGCTGCTCATATTCCTTCCTTGCTTCCGAAAAATCAGTATTACTGTTGATAAGCTTTCTTGAAAGCCGGTCATACAAATCATTGATCACCTGCATGATTGCCGTATCACCACCTTTGTCCGGGTGATACAAGAAAGCAAGGCGACGGTACTCCTTGCGCAATTCATCCAACGTCTTAACACCTTCAAAAAATTTCATAGTTTTTACCGCTGCCCTGCGGATTTATGTAGGCTGGCTCTCCTGTTAATTTTGAGCCAGCACCAATTGAGCAGACCGGATTCTAGTCAAGGGCGAATGTCAGTTTCGAGGCACGCAGAAAGTGACCGAGCGCGAAGCGTTGTTTATGCAAATCACATCCGGGAAGCACAAACCCTTTACTTTTCCGGGATGCGATCAATAACTTCGGGCCAAAATTGTAGGAGAGATAATACCTCTCTGCCTGAATAGGCGCTTAGTCGGCATTCTCTTTTGGTTCTTTTCTCTGATGCCGGGCGGAAAATCTAAGTAGCAAAATCAGAGAAAAGAACGGCGCAAAATTTTCAGGCCGTAGGTGGTCCCTGAAAATTCAGATCCCGAGTACTCGGGAGATGGCGCAAGGTTCTTTTTGCCCGCTTTTTCTTACAAGAAAAAGCGTAGAGAAAGTTCTGTGCTTAGAATCAATCTAAATAGTATTGATTTTCGCATCTAAAAAAAAGCAAAAAACTAAAATTCAAATAAATAGGTATCTAAAAGGGTGGAAAAACACCCTTCTACTTATAGTTAATCCCGAACCGCCCTGATCGTCTTTTGTGCGCACAAGGTCAAAAATGGCGTTATATGCTGAAAGTTGCATATGTTCTGTATAGTGGAGGCTCTATCCAAAAACCCATCGCACGGACGAAGGTAGTGCGATACCGAATGTGTTTGAAAGCAAAAAACAGGTGAATGCGAAGCACATTCTCCTGTTGTGGGTAGTGGAACAATCATTCTGAATTGAATGAAAGGATGTAATGAAATTATGAATGTTTGTGTATCGGGCTATTGGTTAAACACCGTTGACATTGGTATTGATGTGACTTGCCTTGGAAAGAAGTTCAATCCAATAAACAGATCATCCCATGCATCAGTACCGTCGGTACGAAGTTCGAGCGGATCATCTTCAGTCTCTCCAAGTTTCTCGCCAGCCTTATTCTTTTCAAAACCAGTACGGCCAATTCGGATCCCACACATCTCCATTGATGGAAGCAATGCCGGATTGTTCGCCCGGTTAAACTTTGGAAACAGATACTTCCGACCCTTAAGTGAATCATCTATAACCTGATGCTTTACTTTGTGTGTCCAGGTATTGCCGATATAAACCGGTTCAACACTCCAGCCACGGCGCGACAGTTCTTCAACAACTATCTCCTGAAAGTTTGGTGCATCTTCATCAGCATAAGCGCCATCCAATGCAGTGGAGTTGTAATAGTAGATCACATCCTTATTGCGGATGTACTGGTAGTAGTCGCACCAATCGCGGCAGAGTTCCCTGATCTTTCGGTTGAACTTCACATACTTGCTCGATAGGGTTTTCATAACAGGCTCAGCACGTTGGCCTGTTATGATCCAATTGATGTTTGCATTATAGTCTAATGTAATGGCTAGTGGCACTGATGGATCAATGTCACCATCCTTCAGGCAATTGTCTTCAGCAATGCGGTCAAGGTCGAGTGTGCCTTTTGCGGTCCGGAGGTTATCCAGATAAGTAGTATTGTCGGCATCATAGTAATGCACTTCAGGTGTAAGATTAGGATAGAAACCATCAGTCAGTTTGCGTATCCGTTTGTTCATGATTGAAGTCATGAAGATGACCGGCGGCAAAATAAGTTTCTGCTTTTTAATGTATTCGATACCAACTATTTCAAGGTTTTCAATGGTGTCGTATTCTTTGTACAGGAAAGCGTTTTGCCTCAGGAAAAACAGTTCGTCGCGTTGCTGTTGCATTTTCCTGACAGCATTCGCGGGCATTTCAGGCATAAACCGGTATTTGTCTTTCAGGTAATTGATATGGGCAATCGTATTTTCAATGGCCTGTATCAATTCAGGGTCCATAAGCTTTTCCTGGTCAAGTATCCATTGACCTTCTTTACTGGTTGGCATATCCGAAACAATGGTATAGCCTTTCCATTTATGGCAACTTTCGAAGCGAGGTTCTGTGCCCGACAATGTTGGCATAACTTCCTCAAAAAGTTTTTCCTTATTGATTGATCGTCCTTCGTCAATCTTTCCCCAATCAGTTGTTAATGAGTTGGCCGAAAACCTCACGTCCTGGCTTAATAAATAAACACAAGTTCCATTATAAAAATGTATTGCCTGGTCCCAACTAACAGGTTCAACTATCGGAAGCTTAAAGTTCATCCATTTGGGAGCTTTGCGGCCAACAAAATAATGAACATCGCGCTGATATCCGTAACGTTTCAAAAAGGCAAGGGTGTGTGATAATGTTTTACCAAGCAACTGTTTGAAGTTGCGCTGGTAAAGAAAACCTGATGAGCCTGGCATGTTTTGAATATCGTATAATAAATCAGGACCTTCAATGCCGTCAGATTTTCCGAAACGGCGGGCGCCAACGATACATTTACTGTTTGGGCTGATCTCGTGCACGTACATTTGTGCCGGGTTGAAATACGCTTTCTTATTCGCTTTCTTCTCCATTGCTCACCTCGGTATAACTGACCTCTTCAACTTGTACACCATATTTTTTCCGGAGTTTTGCCTGAATTTCTTTCAAATTTGCGATAGGTTTTCTGCCGATAACCGAAACGTCGGTTGATGGCTCCAGGTCGAGTGGTACAATATCTTCCCAGGGCAGCGCTTCCGATTCATCTTTATCCAATTTGTTCACTTTTACCAGGGCCTGACCGGCACGGATCATGGCTTCGGCCTGTTTTACCTCCAGCAAACTTTCTGCATCAACGGCCATCTTATAACCTTCTCGGATCATGTGGTTTGCCGTGTGCCGGTGAAATTCGCGGCTAACGCTTTTCACGTTTCCTATTAATATTTTTACCCGTGGAAGATCGCGGTAAGCTGTTGATTGGCTTACATCATAAGTTTCCGTGATGTAATTAATCATTTCACTGTCGTTTTTCTCCGGATGGGCAAGCCAGTGAACGTAAGCATCCCTGAGGCGGATGATCATGTTTTGTTCGTCGGCATCAAAATGAACGGGGAGTTCAGATTGATCATCAAACAGGTATTTGTTGCACTTTTCCAGAAAACTATCGGTCTCTTTTTGCACGGCGTTCGGCTAAGGTTTGTTGAGTGATCATTTGTTTGGCCATTTCTTCAGCCTGAGGGCTTCCATGTTTAGCCATTTTCACAATGTTAGTGTGGATATCCTTTTTGCTTTCAGTTTTTCCCCGGAAATAAGCGTTCCATATATTGCCTTTTTTTTTCCGGATATCGTTCATAAATTCAGCTTCGTCTAGATCCAGCAAAATGGCTATTTCTTCAGGCTCCAGGAATATTCCCGAAAACGATTCAATTTCTTTGAGTTGTACTTCAGTTAAATTCATCCGGAGTTACTTTTAAACTTTCAGCATACCAGGTTTCGTAATGGATTAACATTGATTGATAATGCCAGGGATTGGTAATGATTACACCGGCTTCTTTTTTGTCGTTGATGTTCAGGTTCGCGCTGGTGATGACAAGCACTTTCCAATTCTCGTTTTCGATGAAAACCAATTTTGCATGAATGTTCGTCATCCCAATTTCGCTAACAACATTCGACGCGAAAAAGAGCAATCCAACACGGTACCGCTTTACGCTCAGGTCGAACAGACAGGTAAGCGATGTGATCATGCCTGATTCCTGAAGGTGCAGAAAACTCCGGATAGCAGTTTCGGTAATCGAAAACGAACTGATCCGGACTATGGCAGGCCCTGTCTGATCCAACAAATGGGCAATCAGCTCATGGGTCGAAAAATCAGCATCCGAAACGTATGGGATTGTGCTGTCAGGCTTAAGCCGTATTGAAATCTGATTTTTCAATGTCTTCGGTATAATCAATTCCCCAACCTTCCAATTCTTTCATCCGGGCAGCAAGTTCATCCGCTTTTTTACCGGTTCCGTAAGTTCTCCGGATATAGGTTTTGTTGGCCTTAATGCGCTTCAGTTTATCAACGGCATCCCTTCCGGCCTTGTCGGCAATGCGCTGCTCCATGGCTTTATCTTTGTTTTCGGCCCACCACCGGTCAATATCATCCCAAAACTGGCGGACCGTCTTTTTGTTGTCAATTATTTGAGCGCTCAGCTCACCACGGCGCTCCTTTTTCGTCGGTTCATCAATCAGTTGCTTCAGTTCAGCATGAAGCGTTTTGTTCTGATTCGACAATTCGCCGGCTTGTTTGTATTTATCCTGGAATACTGCAGGCAATTCTTCAAACCGTACAACCGGGTTCGCATCAATCGTTACCCGCCCTGATCCTCCGGTAGTTTTTTCAGTACCGACGACTTTACTCACTGCATTTCTTACTCCCTCCCCCCGCGGGGAGGGCCGGGGAGGGGCTGTAGTTATTTTTGCCTTTATCTCATACACCCTCGCGTAATGCTGCAATTTATTCCGGAGCATGTTAACATGGATTTTGCCGGGGTTTGGAGTACTCAAAAAATTATTTGCATCCTGGTCAACACCCAGGTTTTTGAAAATCCGGACACCAGCCGGGTAATCCTTCATTCCGGTGGCCAGGTAATTGGCCAATTCTTCCTGTGGGGTCATGTTATTTAAGTTGTTCGTTTATACCAAATAAAAGTAAATCCAAGTAGTGTACACCATAAGCAATTCTTTGGATTATAGAACCTCAAGAACCACAACCAGGGTTTTGGGGTCGAAAATTTTAGATTGTCATACCGAAGCAAACTATTCCAACTGATGTGCCATCTACCTTTATTAATTAACCGATACGATTTCCATATCGTTCCCCGATTGTATAATGGGTTCACAAAGTCTTTCATAGTTCGTTTTTTTAATATCTTCTATTTTTAATTGCTTCGCTTGAAATAAAGTTCAACTGTTTGGCAGATTTTACTTATTTCCGATATTAATTCAACAGCAACATTTACAACTATATTGCTGCAATCTTTTGGAAGGGGAATAACCTCGAAATCAGTGAATCCTTTTAAAATAAGTTCTTCTTTGAATTTATTGACTTTATAATTATCGCAAACTATTCCAACCTTTTTCATGAGCCAACTCTTTCATTCGTTCCATCCCACACAAACTCATTAACTGGCAGATGCTTTTGGCAGAAGCAACAGTAAGTTGCCCCGTAGAATTTAGGATCTCTGGCATAGGTTTCAGCAATGGTTAGGTTCATTGTAGTGAACGATCCACAACCACCAATATTTTTTCCAACATTATCAACTTCTTTCTGTGTGAGTGCCTTACCTACTAAAGGAGATTCAGATTCAGGATAACGTAAGAAGGCAACATACTTATCAGGATCGCCAAATCTGGATGCTTCTTCTCTTGATAGTGGTTCAATTGTTCCACCCTTCAATTCAGTTATTTTGCCTACATGAATATATGACCTCCTGACAGGCCGGATAAATCCCTTGGCAATTTCTTCTGCAGAAAGTACCAAATAGACTTCGTTTTGTGGAACGGGTTGGTCGTCTGCTCCATGTCCAAGCCTGGGATCGCGGGAATCTGTTGTTAAACTCATGATAATGGATTTATTATTTGTGCTAAACATCCTTTTTTTGTGCGCACAAAAAAAGGACGATAAAAAAAGCCCCGATTACCCAGGGCTTTACAATTCGTTTACTTTTCGAATCGCGACTTATCAGGAAACAGCTTCATAATTACCTTTTTAATTTCTTCGCTCATTCCTCCCTCCGAATTATTAAGGTATTTCTTCACCTTCATTTGGGCTTTCATATTTTCCCAGTTGGGATATGGCCGGTTAATGCAAAATCCCTGGTTGTTTTTCAAGTCCAAAGCGCTCCAGTACGGTAAAAAATCTTTAAACCAGTAGTTATAATAAATTTGCTCCAACACAATCGGATCGGCAAGCATATTATATTTTTCAACCAGGTATTTTACCTTGCTTTTTTCGAAACGGTGCGGAATATGTACCGCATAGTTCCATGTTGGTAAACCTTCCTGCTGTAATAACTTGAGGCTTCTGAGGTTGTCGCGGCCCCAAACAGTTTGCAGTGATAGCATTGGAGCCTTGCTGTTTAAATCGTTAACCGCTACGGGCAGGCATAAATCGGCATACATCACTTTATTGATCAGGTAGATGTCGTCATTCATCCAGAAATATTCTTCGTTTACATCCGGGTGATTGATCACTGCCATGTGTTTGTGCAAAATATCGATGCGCGGGGTTTCGCCGGAATATTCAACCGGGATAAAATGAACTTCATCGGTGTTAATCCACTCCGGAAGTTCGCCAACGATCAAAATCCTGAATTTTACTACGGTCAGGTTTTTTTCGAGCGACCGGAGCGAATATTTCATTTCTTCCCATTGAACAAACTTTTTAACATTGGGGTATATCACATCAACTACACGTTCACCATTCCGGTAAGCGTCCAGTTCATTCTGGAGCTTCTTTATTTCATTTTCAAGTTTAATTTTTGTTGCCATTATTTAGGTATAAAAAAAGCCCCCGAGTACTCGGGGGCTTTCTGATATTTCAAAGAGCGCTTAAACTCCCAAATCCATTGCTGAATCAACAGGAATTGCTCCTTCGTAAATTGGGCAGGGGCCAAAACCACTGTCAGCGATGGTGAAGGTTACACCCTTACGGTCGGTTACTGCAGTACCGGTAGTGTCGTTGGCCGAAACTTCAGCAGGAAAGGAAGGAGATCCGTGTAAACGGTATTTACCATCATGTTCCTGATACACGAAAAACATTCTCCGGTTCTGAAATTTCAATGCAGCTCCCAGCGTTTTCTTGCTGGTAGTTGGGTAAAACCATGTAGCTGTACGTTTAGTGCTTTTACCGTCGCGTTCGCCCTGGCTTTCACCATTTAAACCGGCAGTTTCAGCAGTTCCATACATCGAGTACATTGTTTTTCCGGCTTTCAGAACAATATCTTCGGTGATCACGATCGATTCTTCCAATGTTGCAGGAGCTGCCGGAAGTTCCGGGAACGATTCAACATCGGCAATAAAGCCGTAATAACCGATCGAGCGTAAACCGCCCATATTGTTCATGCCTTCCTCAAAATCTAATACATCAAAGTTCATAGTAGTTCCTCCTTTTTTAGATTTTTTAGATTATACTCCGAGATCTGCACCCGAGCCGGTGTAATCTCCTGAAAGTTCATTACCAGTTACTGAACCATCGCTGATCATGAATCCGTTTTTGTTCAGATTTTTGATACGCATACCAATTTCAAACTGGTTCCAGAACTGTACTTCGTTAGGATCTTCGAAAGGTGAACGGACCTGAACAAAACCGGCATCGCCGAAAGTGTTCATACCCAAATCGAGGTTACCAGGTTGGGTAAGCATCAGGCGATCTCCAATACCCAAACAGTAGTGCGATACAATCTGCAAATTAGGAATTCCGGCATCTTCCTGCAGCTGGGTGAGCAAGCTGGCAAAAGTCACATCCTTGTACGATGTTTTTTTGTTTTCCAGCGAATCTTTCACGTTGATCAGCGAATTGTAAGGAATATACAGAACGGCAGGTTTCTGACGCCATTTTGGATAGATGTTACGCAACCAGTCGCGAAGGCTGTTGAAAGCAGTCAGGTCAGTTGCATTGGCAGGAGCAGTCAAATCACCGCAGGCAACCAGGTTACCTTTGGCTTCAGAAATGTCACCGGCAACAATCTCTGCATCGGCAAGGGTATAGAAACCATTGGCCATACCTTGTGGGGTTTGGTCGGCTACATTACGAACTGCATGGAAAAGGCAGTCGATAATATCTTCACCAACAGTGGTAATAATGTCGGCAATAATATCGCGTTCGAGCGGATGTTGTTTGCTTTGATTATTAACCTTGTTTTTTGCAGCATCGAACAATACCTGTTTGGTACTGTAATTCGTAATGTTGTCCCGAATAGGAGCAACAGCACGGTAGGTTTGCAATTCGCGTTCGATCAAACGTGAAATTTCGTTTTTGTAGTTTATCGTTCCGGCCACGTATGGACGGGCAGCGCCGCCAGCACGTTCTTTCACAATCACAATGTCTTTATTGTTCACCTCAAGCATCGAGATTTTAAGCTCTTGCAATACAGGAATCAATACAGCATAAGGGAGCAGCATGAAATCTTTCTGATAAGTTACAGCTGCCCTTTGTAGTCCGCTAATATTTACAGCATCCATTATATAAATTATTTAAGGGTTTTACCAAGGTATTCCTGTGATACAGCTTCGAGCTGTGAACCAAGGTCTTCGTGTTTAGAACTTACCGCGCCAGGTTTTACTGCGCCATCAACGTCTTGTTCTGTAACAGCAATGGCAGCTTGTTCGGCTGGTCCTGCTTTGAGGGTAGCGATTTCGCCCTGTAACGAGGCGATAGCCTGGTCGCGTTCGGTAACCAACTGTTCAGCGGCCGTTGCGGCCTCCTGGGCAGTTTGCAAACTGGCTTCAGCAGCAAGTCTGGCCGAATTTTCCAGTTCAAGTTGGTGTTCCAGTTCGGCTGAACCGGGTTCACCAATAGCAGTTTCGAGCGCCGTCATTTCATCTTCGGTGAAAGTGCGGCGACCATCGGCTTCGAATTCAAGTGAATCCTGGGCCAGGGCGGATTGGATTTTTGGAAACTTCATGGATGACTTAATTTTTGAATTATTATTTTCCGTCTGACCTCCTGAATTGGAAGCAGGGATTTCTTTTTTAGTGTAGTTGGCCAGCTCAATCACGCGGTTAACGGCATCGTCAAAACTTCCGATCCGGTCAACCAGTGAGCCTATCACTTCACCGGCCTGGAATGTGCGTCCATGCAGATGCTTATCTTCCACTCCCGAAAGTTGAGCCTTCATGTCGTTCACAAATTGAATCATATGAGGATTCAGTATTCTTTCTTTGGCAAGTTTGAAATCGAATTCATTAATGGCCGTTTCATATTCCTCGTTTTTTTCGAAAGCATCATCGGCATAAATGGTTACCTCGCGTTCTTTCATCATGTCTTCATCGCTTTTCGCAATGCGGCCCGAATAAACCAACATGGTACCAATGCAACCAACCAGGTCGGTTGGTCTGGATGCAATACGCTCATTTGCAAACGCGCCAACATACATGTGCGCGCTGGCCATCATGCCATCGACCCACACTACAATTGGTTTGGTACATTTCTGTATGGCATCGGTTAATTCCGGCACGGCATTGGCAGCACCACCCGGTCCTTCAATAATCATTACATGGCCAATTACCGATTCATCGTTATCAGCATTTATCAGCCTGCGGGCTAATGTTCTGGATCCAACCGGACCACATATCATATCGTTCTTCATCAGTACGCCACGTACCGGTAGTACATGCACTACTTTTTCGTAAGTAGGCTCATCAACTTCCGGAGCGTCATCGTCCTCGTCATCGTCCCAATAACTGGCGACTGGAGTAAGGGTGTTGGCTGAAATGGCAAAAGGAATATTTTCTTTGGGTTCTGTTTCTTCAACAATCATGGCGCCGCCCAGCATCCCGCGAACGATTGGCATATATTGCTGTAATCCTCGTGCATGCAAATACCAGGGTGAACCAAAAATGTCTTTCGCGATAGAGTATTGCATAGTTGTAGCTTTTAAGCATACAACTTTACAATAGAACAAAGGGTAAATAAAGGACTAAAGGCTATGGAAGGTCTGTAATTACAGGTGATTCGCTGATTGAACTGCCGGTCAAATTCACCATTATGGCATTAATTGAAGTTATTTGCCCCGGAATTTGTTTTTTTCTCAAAATTCTGACCGGAAAAACCAAAAAACTGGTATTATTCATATCGGTAACCAAAGCGGCATTCTTCCGGTTTTCGAAGGTTTTAAGCCCCGCGATGATTTCAGACCTGATTTTTGGAATCTGGATGTTAATTTCCTTTTTCCATACACTTCCGGCATTGGTCCTGTCTTCATTTTCACTGAACGATCCGGTATCGGGAGTAAAGTATATCTCCTGAAATGCGCTGCCTGAATTAAAACTTAGATCATTGAAACTAATTTCACCGGCTAAAGGCTCGGGTATTGTAAGCAAGTCGTCAAGTGCAATCAAACTGATATAACTTATACCTCCCAGGTTTTGGCATTCAGGTGCTGTGTTCATGATGGCTGTTTTTTCTAATATATATCACTGTATTTGATCTGCATTTTAGAAAAATATTTTTCGGATTGTTAAGCTGTTGATAATCTTTGTCTTAATATTCGCTTCGACCGTTCGCGTATCTCCGACTTTGTTTTTCGGTAGTCACGTTTTTTGATTTGGTCGAAGTTTGCTGTATTCATCCGCTGGTTTAAAATATCCAAAACCGATTCAATAATATCGAGCTGGCAAAGATTCATCGCATATCCATCCTGAAAGAAAACGTCAATCCATTTATTAAAAAATACCTCGATGCGGTCAATAATTTGCTCCTGGTCTTCCCTGCTAATATACACATACATGGTCTCCAGCGAGTACCAATTGTGAGGGGTTCGCGGTATCAGGATGTGAACAGGATTTTCGGACGGGATATGGTCAGGTGGCTTGGTCGATTTCGATAGAAAAGCATTGATCAGTTTCCCAAATTCGGTTTTTCTGGTCACTACTATTTCGGTCTGATCTTTGGGAGTTTCGGTAGCAAAGCGCAGAAAGGCTTCGAGAATGGGCGGAATATCGATAACTACTGAGGGCTTAATCGGTTGATTTTTATCGGACATACGGAAATATTCATGGGTTAAAGGTTGACTCTTAAAACCGGTGAATGAAGCGGACTAATATACATATAAAAATAGATATAGACTTGAATATTTATAAACTATTTCTCCGGACTGAATTAAAAAAGCCAGACCCCGAGTGCTCGGAGTATCTGGCTGCGGTTGAGATGGTTTCAGCATCTAATCATTTATCGCCCCCACTTTCTTTTGCCTGGGAAGTATATTGACTTTTTATCATCTGGCAAATTCATTCCTTGCCCTGCAACTTTCTGTATCAATTCAGGTGATAATATTTCGTCAGGCTTAAGAAATTTATAGCCTGAACATGGTCGGGTTGTGCAATACGATGCTCTTACCCATCCTAACTCATTTTCTTGCCATAATACTGCAACTTCCGAAATTTTGTTGTCTTCGTAGACTTGATGTACTTCGATAATTTTGTAGCTCATAATTTTTGTTTTAAAAAGGTTTTATAATGGTATTGAATCTATACTCCTATCCGTATCGGTCTCCTGGGTACCGGATAAACAAATACTGCCAGCGCTTCAGTTTTGTTATCCGCAATAGTCTGGCCGGTTACCTGGTACCACTGCCCATGCTGTTCGATGTATTGACCGTTCATGATCAGGCTGCATTCCTGGCTGAACAGGTAATTGCCCACGGTAGGTGCTAACTGTTCGTTGCTGGTGTAAAAATCTACTTTCATACGGCTATTTTATTATAATATATTTCAATGGCTTTACTATTGCTTTTTACCAATGCTTTGGCAACTACCGGAACTACAGCATTTCCGATAAACTTCTTTTGCTCAGTTTGAGTGCCTTCTAGCTTATATCCATCCGGAAAACCCTGAATTCTCAGGAGCTCGTCAATGATCAGCATCCGCATTTTTATATCTACGATTCCGTAAATGGCCATGAACATCCTGATCTTTTGCATCGTTGCACATTCGCGTTCAAAGATTGGCATGGCGAAGATCTTCCCGGAACTGGCGGCAACAATGTATGGTGGCATTTTATCCATTCTGGCAATTAAAGTAAAGCAAGGTTTATCAAGTGATCCTCCTTTATTGGCATATTGTGGATTCAGTAAAAAATGTTCTGCTGATATCAGATTTAATTTGGGGTTGCTGGTAATCGTTCCTGCCGGTTCTTCAATGCTCGATGGTTTTGAGTGGCCATATTGTTGGTCCATAAAGTTTATGGTAGTCAGTCGTTGTTTAGGTACTCCTGTAATGGTTGGGTTTGGTTGTTCAATGCTGCCCAGCTGTCCGCCGCCTGAATAATAGTTCTGAATAAACTGCGATTCAATCTTTGCAACCCGTTCTTTGGTGGTGATGGTTGGGCAAGGATCATCCAATGAAGTGTTGAATCCATTGCCATAATAATGACTCAGGAAAACTGCTGAATGGCTGTCTTTCGTGGTGATGGATCCAGCCGGTTGATTAACTGATATGTTCTTGCTTTCCGGATGGCCGGAATAATACTTCGAAAGGAAAACTGACTTAATCAATCCATGTCGGTTACTGGTGGCAATTGCTCCCAATGGGTTCAATACCGATTTCGATTTCTCTTTCATATCGCCACCGTTGTAACGGATGGTAAATAGATCTTCACCACCGGCAACGAACTTGACCAGACCGGCATAAATACGCTCCAGTGTTTTTTCTGAGAGTGGTTTCTTTCGGGTAAATATGCTCCGGCCTTCGTCTTCCAGATCGAGTACTTCGCGCACGGGTTTCCATTTGGCTTTGGCGCCGAATAATCCACCATGATCAGGAGACTTTGAATGTGTTGTTTCAGGCCATTTCATGGGTAGTCCAATCTTTGCAAATTGCCCGAAATACCTTTCTCGGCTGGTATATGCTCCGTGATCGGCTGAATTGATCAGCTGGTAATCGTACTGATATCCGTAACTGCATAATTCTTTAATCCAGCGCAGGTAATCGCGGCCATTCAGTTTTGATATCGGACGGCCTTTTTCGTCCAAAGGGCCCCAACTCATAAATTCCCGAACATTTTCGATGTACACGTAATCGGGCTGCAATTCTTCGATGTACATAAACAGGGCATGTGCCAGGGTTCGGCTGTCGGCATCGCGGGGTAAACCGCCTTTGGCTTTACTGTAGTTGGTACATTCCAGACTGGCCCACAGGTTAATCACGCATTCCGGAAATTGCGACCGTAATTCGGCAACCAGGTTACTCAGGGCAACAACTACTTTAAAGTCGCGAACATCTTCAACAAAGTGCATGCAGTCTGGATGGTTGTGCCAGTGACTCATCAGCGCATTGTGATCGTGGTTCACACAGGCCACAACCTTTACATTTTCCAATCCGGCCAGATGGATACCTGTTGTAGTTCCGCCAGCTCCGGCAAATAAATCGATCCAGAAGATCATTCGTCCATTGGCCACATCGTAACCTTTATTTAGGTGCAACATCAACGGGCCTAACTTTATTTCTTCGAATAGGTGTTGTGGTTTCATAGGCGGTCGTATAGAGGTTCTGTTAATTTCAAAATTGACCGCTCTAATCCTTCCAGATAATAAAGCAATTTGTAATTGCCTTCGATCCCGAGCTCCTTACTTCTTTTCAATATCCGTTCATCTTCAATCTTTTTCCAATAGGCATCCATTTCAAGTCTATATTGAAGAAGTTCGTCATAATGTTCTTCAAAGCCTTCTGTTAGTTCGATGTCCCAACACGGATCACATCTCCAGTCGGTTTTTAAATCGAGTAATTCTTGTTTTGTTTTCATAGATTAATTGTTAATTGAATTGGTTTATTCCTGTTTTTATATGCCAATTGACTTGCCTTAAAACGCTTGTTTGTTTCAAATTGTCCGACTGCCTCCCAGGTAGTATGATACTTTACAAAACAATTACCACACAAACACTGGTTGGTATAATGTTTAATGTAATGTGCACCGCATTTATAGCAGTTATCATCCACGTAATTGTAATTCTCCCAATGATCAATCATCCAGATTGAACCTGGTTTGGGAATTACATCTTCCTGTCGTTCAAGAAACTTGCCGATCAGATACGCTTCATCTATTCTGAACTGTTTGCAGTCCTCTTCAGTAATCAGAGCTTGCCTGCACCAATTGTGGTCGTATGAAATCATAGTTTCTGATTTTTAGGTGTTAATTCCATCGCAATACGGCCAGATATTACATCTTTTAAACCTCGTTTTTTATTCAGCAATGCTTTTAATTTCTGAAGTTTAAGCAAATCATTGATCATATTCAGTTCGTTCATTAATTGTTCAGGTTCTGCTATTGCCGGATAAACTTCGCCGTCCTGGTCTACCTGATCGTTACTTAATACATTAATCCAAACAACCAGTTCGTCGTTCTTAATCATGCTTAATCCGAGTACGCTTTCGTGTTTCATAATTTTTACGTTTTAGGTGAAACTTAATTTTAGCTTCCTGATCATTGAGCAGTGCCGGATTCTGTCAAGGGTAGCTGGGTGGAGCAGCTTCGTTCCCCTTGACTTTTCCGGGATGCGATCAATAACTTTGCGCAATTAAGTTTCAAGTCTCTCCGCTGCTTCAGTAAGCCCTGATTTTGTTCGCTCAATGAGTTCGTTGTATTCATCAACAGGTACGATCGCAAATTCGCAGTAAGGCTTGTTTGCTCCATCTTCAATCAGCTGGAGCGTAATAATCCTTTGTTTTGAATTGCATGATAATAATTCTCCAAATTGGGTGCTCATTTTATTAGTTTTTTATTGTTTTTTACAAAATTGTTAAATAGTTTTTTGGGTTACTTTTTATCACTTTTCTAATTTTTTGAACATTTTTTAATATTATTCGATTCAAAAAATCTATTGATTATTAAAAATTAATAAGCTGACATTGTTTTATTTGCTGTTTTTGATCGTTTTTCGGGCAAAAAAAATATTTTTTTTTTCAGAAGGTCTTTTTTTGTCCTTTCTCTATCCCGCGTTCCCGCGACTATCCGCATCGGATTAACACATTAATTTTCAACACCTTATTTTTATTAAAAGTTGGGGCACGGCTAAAAACGTCCGTCCCGCCGTGACCCAGCGTGACCCAATTTTTAGTAATTTTTAGAGCGTGACCCAGCGTGACCCAGCGTGCCCGCAACACAGATAGAGAGATTATTGGTTTTTTTATCATTATTATTATCCTTTATCGGTCTGGTTTTCAATGGCATGAGTTTTGAAAATTCGTTTTACTCTAATTTTTTGAGAGCGTGGGGCGCGGGGTGCGGGAACGCGGGAACGCGGGAACACCCTTTTGACTGTCAGTTGCTTTTTTTATTATTTTTTTCCTTGCACTGAGCTTGTCGAAGTGACCGTTGCTTGATTATGGAAATGTCCGGCTTCAGTATGGCAACCCATCTCCTTTTCCATTCGGATACATCTGCAATTGCAAACTGACGGCCTGTTGTTCGGGCGATGGTGGCTTCGCGCTCTCCATCTGGCTCGAACTACCCAAATCAATACCCAGCTTCTCGTAGTCCAACGCAATGGCGCTGGTGCGTTTCGATTCTTCGAACATGGTCGAAATTACCCTACCGCTTCCATCGTCGGCCAGATTGCGTATTTCGTTCTGCCATGTGAATGTGGTATGCTTTACCGCTCCCAGATAGGCTGGGTGATCTTTCAGGTAGTTCTGGAGGTTGTTCATTTTCAAATGTTCCTGTATACCTACCTTATCCCGGTATTTGGGATGGATCACTTCCAAACGAACAAACAATACTCTCTTTGGCCCTTCTTCAAAAGTCTTGATACTGCTGTTCTTTTGCCCTTCGCGAATGGTGATATCGTCGAGCAATTCAATCTTGTATTCCTTTCCACGGATCAATCCATTGCGGGTATCTTCGGTGAGTTGTACAAACGTATCGAAGAACACGGCCAAGCGGTTCGAACTGGTAATGCTTTCGCTCTGGTGGATCAGCTGCTTTCGTGCAATCTGGTAAAACTCCTTGTAAGTGAATGGTAATTCCAGTCCGGGAATATGCTCTTCGAATAATTTCACCATGGCCAGAAACAGTGAAATAGTATTCAATACGCGGTTTTGAAATCCGGAATGATCGTCGATTAAATCTTTTCGAAGTTCCTTTTGCACAATGCGAAGTTTGTTCTGGTAATGATCTCTAACAATGGTGCGGCATTTCAATACTTCTACCAGTATCTCTGTAAGCCCTTCCTTCTCCCAGCGTTTCAGGAGTTGGAAATTGGCAATCTCGTTATCGCTCCACAATTCTCTTTTTTGTACACTCAGTAGAACTGCTCTATTGCCAAGTGATGCATCATCACGTTCCGGAGCTTCCTGCCCCAACAAAATCGGAACGGCATTCACCTGGCTAACATCAAGCGCCATTCCTTGGGCGCCTTGCCGTTTGGTTTTTCCTTCACCGTCGTAAATACTGGCTTTAATTCCCTGAAACTTAATATCAGATATCTGCTGGTCGTTGTATTCTTCCATGATGACCGGAGCATCCCGGTAACGCTGGAGCATAGTAAAGAATGCGGCATCGGTTCCGGAGTTTAGGTTAAACATCGGCGCATCGGGATGAATATACAGTGCACGGATCGATTGTGCCAATTGCGATTTTCCGCACTCTGTAGGGCCGATAAAAAACAGAGTGGTAAATAACCGGTCAATCTTGAAAATGTCGCTCCGGAAGGCGCACATAATAGCCATAAGAACCGTCCAGCATCCATTGTCGTTGTATTTATATACTTCGCGCACCAGGGCAGCCCAGTCCTTGAAATTGACGTTTTTGTTTTCGCGGTAAATAAAAAAACGGTCGAGTGCAAACTGATCTTCATCCTTTCGAACGTCCTTATAGATGACCGATATGGATGGCGAATAAAACGTGGTATCACCGTGCTCGATGAGCCCAAGTTCGTCCATGTATTTGATCTTGTTTTCGGCAAATACCGCATTACTGAAGGCATAGAAATCTTCGTTCTGCTGACCGAAAATGGTTAGTTCGTAGGCTACCGGGAACTGAAGCGCAATCGAGTCAAGAATGGTATCCAAATGAAATACTTTGGCATTCCGGAGCAGGTAAGGACCCTGACGAAATAGAAACTTTTTGAATGCCCCAAATTCAATCATTTCGTTGCTGGGGATCTCCACGTATTTCGACGAGCGCAAATCGGCATGGTTAAGTTTGCAGATGCGTTTATTCTTCAGCGGATCGTCGGAGAATACCTGAAACTGAGGTTCCATGTAGAAGTTACCAACCTTGGTCAGGGTGCCATGTTCGGTAGCAAATACATAGAATATCTTTTTGCCGTCTTTATTCTGGGCTGCAAAGTGATTGTATTTATTGAAGAACTTCTGATCGACGTAATCGGGTAGTTTCTCAATCGAAAAAACGTAATGCTCATCGTCGATCATGATTTCCTCATTGCGCTGCTGTACCTTATTCTTTACCTTGCTCAGGAAAGGTTTCAGCACTTGCGCAAAATCGGCTTTCGAAAGACCGAAACGCTTGGCAATTTCGGCAGTCTTAATCGATATCGTTGTATTGTCCAGCTTACTCAGGAATTCGGCAGCCGTTTCAACAGCTTCTTTCTTCGAATCCGGATCATAAGCTTTCACACTTTCGGCCAGATAGTCAAAATAAAAGGTAGAGAACGACACGTATTCCTGATCATTTCCATACCGGTCGCCACAATTTAACGAAACTGCAAATCCGTTCTCGGCCAGAAACTTCATTTGCTTGACCTGCCGTTGAATTTTAATAAGTTCTTCCGGAGATACTCCTGAGCCTGCGCGAATTGATGCAGAATGTTCGTAGTCAAACTCTTCGGCAAAAACTAAATTCTTAGTTATACCTGAAAGTTTTCCAATCTGTACGGCGGTCAATAATCCGGAGATAACAATCGAATTTGTTTCAAGATCCGATCCGGTATTGGCAAAAGCGGTTTCTTTTGAAGTGTAGATAAATACCTGGTCTTTTTCGCGGATGGCTGTTTCGTTCACAATCATTCCGAATAGTTCGTCAGCCTTTTCTTCCTTGAAAATTCCGGCTTCTACCTTTTTGCGGTCGATACCGAATTTGTTGGCAACTTCCGAAAAGTAAGTTTCACGGGTAACCAGATCAGGAACTTTCTTAACAGTATCCAGTAACTCATTGATCAGCTTTCCTTTTTCGGCAGGTTTTTGCTCAATGTCTTTTGCGGCCAAATCGCACATCAGCAAAATAAAATCTTTCTCATTATCTTCAATCCAACGGTACAGTTCGTCGCGGCTTTTTCCTTTGGCAAACGTGTCGGGATCTTCACCTGTTGGCAATAGTGCCACATACACATTCAGCCCTTCGGCAATACAGATATCGATGCCTTTCACTGCTGCTTTCAAGCCTGCGCCGTCGCCATCGAACAGGATAGTCAGGTTACTGGTAAACCGGCGGATCAGCCGGGCATGTTCAACCGTTAAAGCGGTTCCCGAAGTGCAAATAGTATTGGTCAGTCCTTGTTTATGAAAGCGGATCACATCGGTATTGCCTTCAACCAGGTATGCCTTGCCCTCTTTTACGATGGCCGCTTTGGCCTGAAACAAACCGTACAATAACCGGCCCTTATGGAACAATTCAGTTTCCGGAGAATTAAGGTATTTGGAGTCGTTTTTACCCGGATTCGGGTCGAGTATACGTCCGGTAAAGCCAACCACATGCCCCATCAGATCGAAATACGGGAATATCACCCGATCGCGGAAGCGGTCGAAGTATTTACCGTTATCGCTTTTGCTTAATAAACCGGCTTTATGCAATTGCTGCGGATTATATCCCAGCGAACTCATGTATTCCAGTAATCCGCCCCAGGCAGTGGCAATACTTCCCAATTCAAATTTTGCCAGATCCATCCGGTCAAAATCGCGATCTTTCAAATAATTGATAGCCTGTCCGTGGTTTTTCAGGTTGTCGGCGTAAAATGTGGCTGCTACACGGTTCATCAGGAACATCGTATCGCGCTCACTCCGCTGCTGAAGTTCATCAGCGGTCATTTCAACCTTCGGAATCTCGACATGGTATTTTTTAGCCACGTATTCAATCGCTTCCGGATAAGTCATAACTTCATGCTCCATCACAAAGCTGATGGCATTACCTGCCTTTCCGCAGCCAAAGCATTTAAAAATACCCTTGGCCGGGCTGACGATCATTGACGGGGTTTTCTCGTTATGAAAAGGGCATACGCCAAGGTAATTTACGCCTTTCTTCTTCAGGTTCACAAATTCGGAAACCACTTCGGTAATATTGGCGGCTGACAGTACTTTCTGGATAGTATCTTGTGGAATCATTCGGTTTGGATATTGTGTGTTACGGGTTATTTGGTTTAACTTTTAAAATTGACTGTTTTTATAGCCTGTATAAATATTCTGTTGACATTGGAATTTCTGTTATTCCTGACATATAAATCATTCGATTACAATCCCTGTCAAAAAAAACAACATTTCTTCTTGGCGTAATATATTTGGTATATATCTTGATTTTATTCCCTCTAGCATCATACATTTTTTTAATTGTTTCCCTGAAGCTATCTGATTTTGAATTGCCAATGTAGCATTCAAAGCAAATTGTTGTTGTTTTACAGAGTATAAATACAGGCTGTCTGGAACCACATATTTCACAAGTCCTAATTGCCAATTCGGTTCCCCAAAAACAGTTTATAGTGTCTATTTTAGATTTATTCTGTCTGGTAGTTTCTTTGCCTTTTTCCCAACATTGAAAAGCCGTTAAGCCTGATTCAATCACTTCTCCAGTTGCTATATTAAGCTGAAGTATGGGTTTTACTTCTAAACCGGAAATAACATAAAACATGCGACTAAAAACATTAAGTAACCATTTTTCGAACCTATATTGAATTCCGTTAATGGTATTGCCTTTTTTAGTAAATAGGTATTGTTTTAAGTATGTTGAGAACTGCATTTCACGTATTTCGAATGGAATACTTAAAAAGTAAAATGTCAATATCCCGATTGATAAACTATCTGAATTGCATTCAAAATAGGGCTCATGCGTAAAATGCCGTTCTCTAAACCCATTTGTATGGCTAAGAATTACCCAATTAATCTGGTTCATTTTCTTATAGTGTTAATCCTTGTTATCCGTAGTTTTCACCTTTTTAAACAGAAAAAAAGCAATCATGCTATCCTCCTCCAGATAAGGGTATTTTTGTTTCAGGTGGCGGCTGGTCCATGCGGCATCGTGGCCGTAAGTAATCTCACAAATCAGGTTGCTCATTGTGCCGAGTGGGTATCTGAAAAAATCGCCACGTATCACCTTTGTTTCGTTTTTACCGTCAACAATCACCATTTCAGTGGGATTCTCGGCAATATCAATCAGGTCTTTTTGTGGCGCTGGAAATGCCAGAAAAAACGTTGCGGTATCGGGGATTTGTGCTTCAATGCGTTTGGGTTCGGTCATTTTATATCTCTAATTATAATAGTGTGTATTGCACTCCGTAATTGTAATCCCTGCTTAACTCCTCCAGTGCTTTCATTCCCTTTGCCATTGTTGGTGAGTTCATCGAACCAGCCATTTCGGGAGTTACCTCAATCGTTTTGCTTGTTTGCTCCAGCTCCAATTTAAAGCCTGCTGCTTTTATTTTTCGGTTCAGGTAATACTTGCGATCATAAGTTTCGAGGCTTTTAACTGGCGGCATTAATTCAAAAGCCTTAAACAGGGTTTCTTTTTCCCATCCTTTTACCAACTCAAAAACTGCCGTCTGGATCCGTACATATTTAAAAGTCTTCCTGGGCAAAATGGTGATCGATTTCAACCCAAATGTTTTCAGGTACCGGAGTCGAACGTCTGAATCGGAAATGGTGAATAATGGCATCAGGGCAATAATGCGATCCGACATTTTCATACACTCCTGAAGGATATAGTATCCAAGTCGTAATCCTTTCAAATTAAGGTCTTCCGGGACTCTAAACGCATACTTCATCGAGAAAGGCGGGTTCATGATGATACAATCATATCGCGATGGATCCAGCGTGAAAAAATTATCGGGAGCGGTTACCTGAAAATCTTCCAAAAATTTCAGGATATTTCCTTCACCGGGAGTTGGCTCCAATATGGTTACGGTTTCTTTTGGAATCAAACTACACATGTATTCGGCAACTGCTGCAGGTGTTTGGAATTCGGCTCCGATTTCAAATTTGGTTTGGGTCATAAATCGATGGATTGAAGGATTGAATTATTAAAGGATTGATTGCGGCCTGCCGGTGGTTGACAACACTTTAACTTTCACCACCCAAACCCACGGGTTTTGCTCCCAGCTTTCGGGTCCGTTAATTTTACCCCACAGAGATTGAAAGGAAGTGATAGCCTGGAGAAAACCGGATTTATCGTCTGGATTATTATAATTTTTAAACCTCCAGTTGATCGTAAAAAATCTTGTTACACCTTCAGCAATCGCGTCTTTCTCCGTAACATCCTGCAACCGTTCCACCTTTATTTCTTCAATCTGTAACCAAATTCGGGCGGCGGATTTGGGCATAAACCGGGGCGACTTCCATTTCACTTCTTTGGCCAAAGCTTCGTCGTGCCACTGACAGGCGGTTTCGCCTTTCATATCATCGTTCGGGTAAAAACTCCAGTGAAAACTGTCGGCAAAATAGCTGTAAGTTGTTTCCGGCTCATACTTGCCCAATGTGCAGGCGAATTTTTCCCGCACCCAAAGCACATCACCCGGTTGACCGTAAGGGCATTCTATGGGTTCAACGCAATAGCCTGGGCTTTCAATAATTGAATTTGAATTTTTATCAAAAATAAATGGCTCTTTGGGTTGTGGTTTTACAATTCTCCTGGTCAGGGTTTTCCGGCCTTCCAGATTTGCCTGCACCATTGGGGTACTGTAGATGATTGGTTTTGAAGCCCCACCCCAACCCTCCCCAAACGGGGAGGGAGCCGGAACCGCTTCGTTTAACATTTTTGTTTTTTGCATGATCATAGATTTATTTTATTCAATGCGACACCCCCTCCGTTTGCCTGCCTGTCCGGTAGGCAGGGAGGGGTTAGGGGAGGCTTTTCGGCCATTCGTGCCATTCCTTCCCATCAAGCAGATCACCGGCAGCTTTGCGGCCAACTTTAGCATAAACCATACGATGATCAGTTATGCCTTTTAAAATCGAAAGCGGATATTTTTTTACATCTCCTATATTGGCCGATACCCATTCCCCCCACTGCTTAAAGAAAAACGGCACTCCGGCTTTCTGGCATTGATCTCGGATCGTTCTAACCCAATCGGGGTGCATGGGCCGGGCCTTGGGTCCCGATTCACCTCCACAGATTACCCAATCGAGTCCTTTTTCAATGACATTATTATCGTGCGTAATTGAATTATTATCAAGCGAATCAATAGCATGAATTGAACTATCTGCAATCCAGGCTAAATCCACCGGCCCCAGCATCGGCTCAATGCTCACAAACCGTTTGGCGGCAGGTATCTGGAGTAAGATTGGGATTCGTTTATTGGCTTCCTCCTGATTTTCGGCGGTAACTCCGAGCCATAGGTTTGGAAAATTGGCGGCAACATTACTATTCTTAAGCCAGGAGAAAAACTTCGCCATGCTTTCGGGACGTTTGGTAAGAACGACGAAAATATGAGTTGGTTTGTCGTGGATAACCTGAAAAACCAACTTTTTAAATTCGTGTGAAACTGATTCGTGAAACAGGTCGCCCATAGAGCATACGAAGATCATGCGTGGAGTTTTCCATTTAAAGGGGATAAGAAGCTGCTCCTGACGAAAAATCGTATGGCCGTTCCATGAAGTTTGTTTGTTATTTTGATCTGGAAACAGGACGCATTTGTAGTCAAGGCTTACTGACTGATTGGGCATTGAAGCCAAACGTACAGCCATTCGTTCGGCATAGCAATTGTCGCATCCTGGCGATACTTTGCTACAACCAACAATCGGGTTCCATGTTTCGGGTTTGTAGCCTGGCATATTGAGCCAGGAGATTTTATGCAGTTTGCCGCGTTGTCCGGCTTCAATCTGATCGTGGTAATGTTCTTTGGTCGCTGACATGATTTTAAAATTTACTATTTTGTTATTTACTATTTACTATTTGTTGTTTGGGTGAGAGAGGGGGCATTAGGTAAATAAGTATCTCTCATTTTCTTCAACTATTGTGGTGGTAAAAGGGAATCCGGTTTCCGGAATCTTCTGAATCACTTCAATCAAGCCGGTTGATCCGGTAAAAACAACATGTTTTCGCTGATCAAATGATATTTGCAAACACAAACATTTACCTGATCCTCGCTCTTTAAATACTTTCGAGTCTTCAATTCTGAAATGATGGACCACAATTTCACGGTTCATAATCTTCGACATTTTAATCTTGTCTCCTTCAAAAGCCTGGCTTTCGACCTTGATATTGAACTGGCTAAACGTGTTCATGGAGCAATTTTTTCAGAAGGTTTTTACTGTCGCAGTGCGATGCCCATCCATTGTATGATGCAATTGATTTGGCGTTCCGGTTACGGACCATCATCCGTGCAAAGTTTTTCTTGATGCTCTTCCGGAGCAGCGTATGAGTGTGACGGAAGACATAACCGACAAAATCAATTCCCCGTTCATCGACCGGGAATATTTGATAGTTACCTTTGACGGTAAGCTTCAGCCGGTCATTCAGATAAGTCCTGATTTCAGCAAGTAATTGATGTAAATAATGCTTGCTGCTTGAAAGGATTACAAGATCATCGGCATAGCGGAAATAGTATCTCACCTGTCTATTTTCCTTCATCCAGTGATCAAAATAGCTCAGGTAAAAATTGGCAAAATACTGGCTCAGGTAATTTCCGATCGGAAGGCCATCGGTTGAATCAATAATCTCATTGAGAAGCCACAGTAGGTCATTATCCTTTATTTTTCGACGGAGCAGCTGCTTGAGTATTTCATGATCAACATTCGGGTAAAACTTGGTGATGTCCAGCTTCAGGCAGTATTGGGTATTGTCAACATCTTTCAGGGCACGTTTCACCGCATTGGCCGCAGCGTGGATGCCTTTGCCTTTGATGCAACTGTAAGTATCGGCAGTAAATGTTGAGACAAAAATCGGCTCAAGGACGTTCATCACAGCGTGATGGGTGATCCGGTCAGGAAAATAAGGCAACCGGAAGATCAGCCGCTCTTTAGGTTCAAAGATGGTGAACGTGGTATATTCAGACGTTTGATAAGTTTTCTCCTTCAGCATTTCATGAAGCTTTTGAATGTTTTCTTCCCGATTCCGGTCATGCTCGATTACTCCAGGTTGTTTCGATTTACCTTTCCGGGCAATCGTATCAGCCAACTGGAGGTTTTCGATGCTGTAAATTTTCTCGTACAAATTATTGATCCGTTTCATGTTTGGTTCCTGAGCCCGTCGAAGGGCCTTTGCTTTTAATGGATCGTTTTCTCCCGAGTACTCGGGATACCAACGCTCCGTTAAAGAATTCGTTATTTTTTGCACTGTTGGCAAGGTCTACACTGAAAGTTTCGCATAGGTGAGAGCTGACATTCGTATTCGTGTTATCGTAGTTGTAATTCGAGTTCGAAAAACTGAAACTGGAAGACAGAACTAACAGCAACGCAGCGTACAACCTTTTTTATTTCACTCCGGATACAGGAAGAATTCCTGGTATTCGGCCTTGAACTGTTCTGCTATATAAAGGGCCTTTTCACTTGTATCAGTGCAAAGGCGAGAGCCGACACACGTATGCGAGTAAGCGCAGAGGTAACCCGAGTACGAAAAACCGAAACCGGAAGACAGAACCCTATACCATGGGAAGTATTTGTATTGCGATAATTTGCTCCAGTCTGGACGCCATCCGTCGTTTATCGCCTTGAAAATAATCAGGAGTTTATAAGCGTTGATGATTGGCTTTCTGAACTCTTTCGGGATCATCGATACATCGGGCAATGCAGTTGGATCAATGTTTTCTTTTGTACAAGCATCCTCGAATGTTTTGATTGTTCTGAAATCGAATACAGGTTGGTTTTTCACTGATTTTTTGGCCATGATTTTTATTTTTTAATGGTTATAAATTGTTCGTAGATATCAAGGAATTGCTTGGCTGCATAAGTGCATTTAGCCTCAGACTCGAAGCAAAGGCGAGAGCCGACAGACGTAAACGTGACAACGTAGTAGTAACACGAGTACGAAAAACCGAAACCGGAAGACAGCTTGAAGTAAGGCCACCATTTTTGCTGATTGGCATTGTCCCAATCGGGTGTCCAGTTCTGGTTAATTGCCTTTGCGATAACCTTTAATTTTTTGTAGGCTACTTCATCAGAGCAGTCATTTGCGTTGAATACATCTTCCGGATATATTTCCAGTTCTTCGCAAGCATCCTCAAAGGTTTTAATGTCTTCGAAGGTTTTTTTCTTGAAACAGTCATCTCCAAATGTTTCGGTTAATACTTTCCGGAACCACTCTGGTGATTCGGGATAGAGTTTTTTTGCAGTTGTTTTTTCAAGTGTTAATTTCATGATTTTAAAGTTGTTTTTATTACTTGGTTACTATTCAATTGCTTTTTATCAGCAGCCGGTGCATAAGTCCCATGCATCGTTTTTTGATGGCGTGGCGAGTTCAGGAGTAAATCAGTTTCAATTAATTCTTCACGGGAACAGTTGCGGAGAAATTGCTCCGGAGTTACCTCCAGCGAGAACATCTTATCGAGTTTTGGCATAAAAGTTAACTTATAGGTTAATTATTGTAAAAATTGGAAGGGCCAGTGACCAATCGGACGCATTGACCAATAGAAATTTTGCCTTTGCGACCGGTCTATTTTTAGTTTTCCGTGCAACCTTATTTCCTTCTGTATCAGCTTGCAATTGTGTTGCCTGATGGCGTATTTCATAGATGTGCATCCGGTAAATGATGACAATTGCAACCACAGAACCAGAAGTGCAATAACTTTTACTGATCTTTTCATTTGGCTAATTTTCGGCGGTGATATTCGGTCGGAACGTATGATTTTCGGATGACTTCGTGAAAAAGTTGCCCTTCGCCTTTACAGGTTGTACATGGGTGAAATTCAATTTCTTCTTTTCGGTCATCAGGGAATATCTTCCGGCATTGGCTACCTCCACAATCAGGACAGGTAATAATCATTCCATGTGTTTTCTGGAATATGGCAGGCCGGTCTTCATTGGCCGGGTCTTCCAACATTCGTTTCAGCTTCATTGCACGGTCGCGTAGTTCTATTGATCCGAATTGATGGGAGAGCATGGCTTCCATGGCTTCGCGTACCAGATACTTCGTTTCTTGGTCCATCTGCAGCGATTGTTCGTGGTGGTCAGTTTTGGTGAGTTTTGTAATCATTGGTTTTGGAGGTTAATAAATTCGGTCATTAGTTTTTTAAAGCACCGGTGACTTTCGCTTGGTATTAGTCCACGTATTTCGCTGCGGTGATGGTCCCAGAACCGGCGCATTTTATCGTCGGTATTGTAAGGATAGAATTCAAGCTGATTTTTTAAATGCTCGCGGGCTTGCTTAACTGCGCCGTGATCGATGTACCGGTAACCTTTCGCTTCAATTTTTTTCTGAAGGCGAATCAGCTTCTCGATATATTGTCGGGCTTCCTGGGCAAACATGGGACGAATATTTACGATTTATTTATTTGCTATTTACCATTTCAATCATCTGTTCACCAAAATCGCGCGACATGCGGGTGTATTGCAACGATAGGGCGGCGATGGTAATTTGTCGTTCCAGGTCAGGATCCTTCTCGGCAGCTTCGGCAAGCTTATCGCCAAAGTCGGTAACCTCGCCACCATAAATAATAATCCTACGGCTGCCGTCTTTTAAATTGGCTATTCCTGATTTCAT